TAAGGCTATTATGTAAACCTTGGGATGTTTGGTGATTGGAATTGAGGGCTATAATGGTCTCTATTTTGGTGTACAACCAGATTGTACTATCAGAGTGACCTTCAATGCGTTATAAAACGAAGTTACTGAATATTGTAGGCAATTAACAACCTAAATCAGGGGTAACAAGCTGGTAAACGGGATTACTTGATGTGGTTGGTTGTAGTTTTATAGAGTATCATTTGGTTAAATGACGGTGTCGGCAGGAAGCCAACACAGAATGGTGAAGGTAGTCTATTTTTATCACTAAATCAAGGGAAATACACTAAAAGACTAAAAAACTAATAAACTAAAGGACTAATGGCCTACAATCTAAGGGACTAAAGGCTAAAAAAAAAGTACACCCTTTAGGATGTACTCTGTTACTGTGGGGATTTCAACCCATCAGCCTTTAAGAAGATTGTAGAGTTAGTGTAAGGCTATTAATAACGCCTCATAGAAGCCTCCTTTCCAATGGTTATAGACTATCAAACAGAGTTTTTAGTTCATCAGTCATAAATGTCCTGACATCTGCAACCCTTGTAGATTCAAAGATAACATCAGTCTGTAAAGGGTCATCATCGTCTAACATATCACGAAGATAGACTTTGTACACTGCATTTTCATACGCAATGGTGTATTGAAATGTACCCACATCAATAGTACTCGTAGTACGAGCCTTAATCTGAGCAATAGCAACCTTGATGACTTTAACATCAGTATCAGTGATGGTTACTGATGGAGGGTCAACAGTCATAACAGTTTGTGCTTGCATAGTAATCATGCTAAGCAATAGGACGAAAGAAATAATGAATGTTTTCATTGTACATAGTTTAGTTTATACTGCAATCAAACGAAGTTACTCAATGTGGTTGACGATAGTAATAAAGCAAGAATGCTGTGACGAGCTACATTTAGTACTCACTACGCTCTAAAGCCGTTCAGCTTATCATTGAGTTGCATTCTTGCTTAGTATGACACTAAATCTAAGACCCACGCATAGTATCACAACTACGTGGCGAATGTTGATGCTTGGTGGTGCAGCTCTATGGCAACATCTTCAAATAACCCCTCAACTTCGTTGGTTGAGGGGTTCAGCATCAATGTCTATTTGACATAGAGCCACTTGAGTTTCATAGGGGCATCACCTTCTTCGGCATCATCAGGTGTATAATCACGCTCTTTGATATCAAACATATCAAGGTCAAGCTCGATAACTGCGTCAACAGTCTGCTCTTCCAGCGTTTTGATATAATAAGTGCGAATGCCTGTTTTAGGGACATTACCAAGACCTGCAATGTGTACCGTAGCACCGTCTTCTGTCTCGGTCTTCAGAGTGACGATGAAACCACCATTAGATGATTCGGTACAACTTGTAACATTAAGCTGAACTTTGTTCATGGCTATAAAGTATAAGTGAATAAATAAATTAATATCGAGCACATACGGAGTTACTTTATGTAGTTGTAGCTAGATAAAAGAAGAGAAGCCCACTACTAAGCTCCTCAATACTTCCTACAAGGGTCTTATTCCTCATTGCTCCCCATTTTGTCTAATGAATAGTGTGATGAAGCTGTGAGAATAAACGAAGTTACTTAATATGGTTGGGCTAAGAAAAATAGTGAGACTACAGCCCCACTATACCTAACTCTTTCTGTACCTCGAAGTTGGTTGACTTGGCTCTTTTACAAGCCTCTCTTTGCAGTGCATCACGTACTTCACAGTACTGACGATGTTGAACATACTCGTTGGCTTTCCAATGCTTGTATTGTAATGCATCAGCTTCAACAATAGCTTCATTAAGCTCTTTAACTGTCATTTGATTGATATGTCGTTTCATGATATCATAGTGTTAATTAATACTGAGAACATACGGAGTTACTTCATGTGGTTATACTAAGAGGTAAAGTAAGAGGACATTACATCCTCTTACTGTGGAGTACCCATCCTTGTATACAGATGGCAACAGGAAACATACCGGCTACACTAAACACAACCATCATACCACTAAAAGGCATGAGTGTGTATATTGCTATGTTACCTGATATGATGATGATAACAACAACGGTAAGGCTGATGAGGTCTTTATGATGTGTCATGATAGTAGAGTTTTAAGATTAATACTGTAATCATACGGAGTTACTTCATGTTGTGTTGTTAGGTGTAGTGTGGTGTGGTAGAGTAGTAGTATGTATAGCAGTAGGTATTATATGTCGGGAGAGATTTACTGATGAGACTCTTTCTACAGATGGACTCGTAAAATGCCTTTCCTGCAGAGAGGAGGGGGGGGAGGTTCAAAAACTCGGAAACGGAAGGGGCCTCTTTTTTAGGGACACCCACACCTTCACACTCCTCACTTTCTGTAGTACACTCACTGTGACCCAATTCACTACAAAGTAAAAATAAATATGAACATTTATGTACATTTTCATCTTTACTACACTATCTTTGTAGTTACAAGTAACGAAAAAGAAGAGCAATTATGACAATAACTAAAGTTTTAAAACTATCGGCTATTGAGTACTATAACACGCACCTGCAGCTTATCAATCCTCTATTACCTGTGCATCTTACGCCCAAGGAAATTGAGATTTTGGCTAACTTTATGTCTTTTACAGGAATCTTGGCCGAGGATAGATTTGGTGCAACAGCGAGAAAGAAAGTTAAAACTACTATGAAACTTTCAAATGCAGGATTATCTAACTATATGAGGACTCTCAAAGACAAAGGATTTATTACGACTAATAAAATACTCCCGATTCTATTTCCTGAGAATGGCTCACAGTTATATCAATTTAAACTAACTAACTACGAATTTTAAACTTAAAATCATGGCAAATCCAGATAAGAAACCAAAAAAAACCAAAGTAGTATATAAGAAAGCAAAAAAATCTCCTCCTGCAAAGAAAGTACCGGGAAAAGCAACGAAAGGAGTGAGGTCTGTAAAAGGAAAAACACTTGCTGAACTTAAAGCTGAACGCTTGGAAGCAAAAAGAAAACAAATGAGGAAAAAATAATATGAGTCCTAGCGAATTACATTATCTCAGCACTGAAGGAATACAAACTAGACGACCTTATCCTACTAAAGAAGAATTGGACAAAGTAAGAGATGAATATGGAGATGGATATATAATATATGGTGGATATGGCTGCATAAATATTTATGAAATACCAACTTAACATGATAAAATTCATAACCCGTTATTCGATAGTACTAATTATATGTACAGCTTTGGGATTCTTCATTCCGGTCTTGATAAGAGATTATTACAAATCAACTGACATTGCTTATGCCGGAGCAGGTTTTATCTTAGGATTACTCATTTCATGGTATATGGAAGATGAACGATTAATTAAACACAAATGAATGAAGCTAAAAGACCTCCTCTTGGTGTAATGCCAAGACAAATATGGCTACAGAAAAGATTTGATGACTTGATTGAAGCTGTAGATAGATTCAAGAAAGCAAATACTGAAATACCGAGAGAATGGTATAAAGAAATTGGAGACCTTGCACTAAAACTAACTGAAAATGAAACGACTCACTGACAAGTACAAAATTGACCTTACATTAAGAATGTACAGGTCGAACAATCTTACGTTGGAAAAAGCCACAACTGACATACTAAAATTTTATTCCAATAGTATGAGATTCAATACTACCAATTTTATCAGGGGTATTATAATAGGAGCAGCAATAGCATCAATGGTTATAAAATATGTATTATGAATCAGGACGAAGAAGCAATTCTGCAACTAGAAAAACTTATCCATCTGTCAAAGGCATTGATGGGAAATCCAAAGTTGGCAATAATAATTACAATAGGTAATGAACCTCCAATCGGTATCAGTAATAATGAGAATATGAAGATTGTTCTCAAGAGGGAGATAGTGGAGGTGGTAAATTTTATGAACAACAAGCCAAATACTTATGAATGAAAAGCGTAATCTGCTTATTGAAGAATACTGGAACTCTCTCGTTGATAAACCAGACCTTACATTCAAAGAGTTCGAGAGTATTTGTAAGACACCGTTCTGGCATATTCGTAAGAGATTGGCAGAAGAAGTTCTTTATGATATTCGCTTAAAAGGATTAGGAATATTTACTCCTTCTTCATCTTCACTGTTTCACATGTTGAAGCTGATGGAAAATAAGCATATAAATGGAAATATGAGTGATAAGATGTATATTGAAAGAGTCATAACGATTACAAATTACATACGTGCAAGGCCCGACAGATTCGAACACTTAAAAGAAAGACTGACAACATGGATATCTTTATGATACAGAATAATATAGTAGTTCCAACACCAGAGGCATTATTGATTTATCCATTCTCTTCAATATGGGAACAAAACGATAAATCTGTTGCGATGCTTAAACTCTCTTATATAGAGTTTATGTGTTCACGAAAGAGGAGTAATCCGTTTATTGATTATCATGAAAATGACCGGCAAGAGAAGGTGCTCACATCTCTTTTTCCTAATGACGAGGAGAAGAATTATGAAATCATTACTGAGGATAATTTGGTTAAAATTGCAATGGCAACATATAATAGAATGCAAGATGAGGCATCTCCTAGTTTGAAGTTTTATGAGGCATCATTGATTGCTGCAGAACAGATGGTAGATTTTTTTACTACCTTTGACTTGTCTGAATTGAACATGAAGACTGGAAATCCTTTATATAAGCCGGCAGATATTACAAGAGCTTTGAAAGATGTGGATGTTGTACTCAAGACAATGAATGCACTCAAAAGCAAAGTAATCCAAGAGCTTTATGATGATAGTAAAGCAAAAGGAGGAAGAGAAATTAATTATTTTGAAAGAGCACCTAACGAAAAATAATATGGCAACGCTAAAATCATTCAAACAAGTAATTATCGAAACAGTAGACAGAAAAATGTTGGCTGAAATATTGGATACAATTATGATTGATACGCAAAAAACGTATGTAGTTGGCAAGACAGCAACAATATTACCATCAGACCGTATTGATAACCAAATGGCGATAGAATTTAGCGAACCTGTAAAACAAAAACATGATGAAAAACCTGACATGCATAATCCAATGGGAAGTGCAGCTCAGGGAAAGACTTAACAAGGAACTCCCTGAAGGCACTTACCCTGTAGGTACACGTTATGGACTACCTATCTACGCTGGTAAAGAAGGGAGAATTAACCTCGAAGTTGAAATGGAAAAGGAAGTTCGTAGACTAATGATGTGTAACTAATATTACTATGGCTACTGGAAAGAAACGTAAAATACGTAAGATGAGGAAAACAGCTTACACTGAACCTAGTGGAAAGACTGCTTCTCATAAAATGGTGTGGACTGGTGACACCAAAAAGAAACGTAAAGGTGACCACGGAGTATTTCCTTCAGTAAGACCAAAGAAAGGAAAAGAAACTTCTACTAAAGCAGAAGATTGGGAAAGTCAATCTTGGCAAGAAGCTGTAGCCGGAGGTGAATATATACCTACAAAGAGTAGAAAAAGAGCTGAAAAGCTGGCTGCTGGTGCTTGGAAGAAAGGTAAAGACAGGAAAGAAGCTATGAAAGCCTATAAAAAATCTAAGAAGAAAAAATAATGGCAACACAAAAGAAACCTAAAAAGACTGCTGCGGCCAAAGCTGTAACTCAAACAGGATATGGTCATAAAAAAAAGAAAAAGAAAAAAGTAAGTGCTGACCAAGTTATAGCAGAAGGTAGACAATTCATATTGAGAAGACAACAAGCAATAAAGAAAGCAGGTATAAAGAAAAGAAAGAAATTAGCTGCACCATCTGCTTCAGTGAAAAAGGCAACTAAAAAGAAAAAATGAATGGATTTATAAAAATATCAGTTGAATATGTACCAAAAGATATGTCAGCAGAACTTGCTAACGACCTTGATATGTATGAAGAAGGATTTTTATACATACGTCCTGAATACATTATGGCCTTTAATGAGAATTCAAAAGGTAAGATAACATTCAGAACAAATGATGGAGATGCTTGGATAGCAGACATGTCGATTGATGAATTTGTGAAACAACTACCATGAGCCAAATACATGCAATACAGAACCCGGATGGAATGTTCGTTAATACGAATTGTTTCAAAGAAGAGGCTTTGCATTTTCTTAAATATGGATATTACTGTGCAGACCCTTGGGGTTCACCTGCATGGAAAGAGTATTGGGATGAACAGCTAAGCAGGTGTATTGGTGGATACACTTCAGGAGGAGTATTTATTACAGGCAATCATTATGGCTACTTGAACTTCGGACAAATCAAGGTTACGCAAGAATTTGCGGAGGCCGAAGAGCAGGTAGCTATTGATTTGAATAACCCACGTAACAGGCGAAGACAAGGTGCAGGTGCAGCTAAGATTGTTACCTTTCCTAATTTTTGGAGTATGGACTACAATTATTTTCATGCTGTAGATATTGCACGTTGGGGAGCAGAAGGTCAAACGCAAGAAGAGAAACAAGCCTACGTTGATGGCCTTGGATTAGAAATTCGAATACTACCTGATGCCTTGGATGGTGGTTATCACATGATTGTTGGTAAGTCAAGGCGTAAAGGTTTTTCATATAAGAATGGATGGGTTGCAGCAAATAACTACAATACCATTCCAAACAGCATTACTATCCTTGGTGCTTTTGATAAAAAGTATTTGTACCCGGAAGGTACAATGAATATGACTAATAACTATATCAACTTCTTTAATGAACACACAGGATGGGCGAAAGGAAGAGATTTTGTAAGTAAGATTGACCACAAGAAAGCATCCTATGAAGAGAAGGATGACAATGACATTTCTGTGGAGAAAGGATATAAAAGTACCGTAATGGCTTTGACATTCAAAGACAATCCTGAAGCAGCGATTGGTAAAGATGGTACTCTTGTTGAATTTGAAGAAGCAGGTAAGTTTCCTAACCTGAAAGAGGCTTATATGAAAACTAAGCCTGCAATGGAAGATGGGATTTATACAACAGGTCAAATGTTTATATTTGGTACAGGTGGTGATATGGAAAGTGGAACAACAGACTTTGCTGAAATGTTCTTCAAACCAACAGCATTTAAGCTTCTACCATTCAGGAACATTTGGGATAAAAATATAAGTGATACGGCTAAGTGCGGGTTCTTTGTTCCCGATTACTGGAACAAACCGGGGTTTATTGATGAAGATGGAAACTCAGATAACCAAGCTGCCCTTGAATATGAGCAAGTGAAAAGAGAGCAAATTATTCGAGATACATCTGGAACATCAACATTAAACGAGTACATTCAACAATATCCCCAAGAACCCTCCGAAGCCTTCCTAACCGTTTCCCATAATGAATTTCCTGTTGTAGAATTGCGTAATCACTTGAATAAGATTATTGCAGAAGACCTTTATATCAAGACAACTCAACCTGTATGGATGTTTAGAGACAATGAAACAGGTAAAGCCAGAATGAGACCTGATATGAAAAATGAACTTAATCCTGTAGTTAACTTTCCAACCAAAGGTGGAGACAAAACAGGATGTTGGGTGATTGTAGAAGCTCCCGTTCCAAATGCTCCTAGAGGATTATATAAAGGAGGTTATGACCCTTATCGCCAAGACCAGAGTGAAGGTGAATCTTTAGGTGCATTCTACATCTATAAATCAGCAAATGATTTTTCATACACTAGAGATAAAATAGTTGCTTGGTACGTAGGACGGCCTATAACAACTGATGTCTGTAACCGTAATGTAGAACTCGGTGCAGAGCTATATAATCTTGAGTTAATGCATGAAAATGAAGTAGTTGAAGTAAAGAGCTATTTTAATAAGCGAAAAAAATTACATCTGTTAGCAGCACAACCTGATGCTGTTATTTCAAAAAATATTAAGAATTCTCGTGTTGCGAGAGTTTATGGGATACACATGAATGATAAGTTGAAAGATGCCGGTGAAAAATACATCAAACGCTGGCTGCTGGAAGAAAGAGACGTTGATGAACATGGAGAGAAGATTCTGAATCTTGAAACTATTGATGACATTGGATTGTTAGAAGAGTTGATTTCCTACCATAGGAAAGGAAACTTTGATAGAGTTATGGCGTTTATGATGGTTATGTTTCAGATTGAAGAGGAAGCAGAAGGAAAAGTCTACGGAGATAATAAAGTAACTCAGGTAGCACAACAAATTCACGATTTAAAGTTATTTGCACGTAAAAACTAATCATCATGGAAACAGTAGACCAACTGACAAAAATGCGTAATTCATACGCAGCAAAAAATAAAAAGGATAAGGCGTGGTACAAGAGAATTATGGATTACTTGGATTATCGTACTCCTTTCAATCAAGGATTAGATAGTGGTATCAATAGTGGTTACGGATACAACTTTTATGACTATGACCGGGTACGTTCAAAACGTATCAATTATAATTTATACAACGGAGTTATAGACAAAACTGATTTTGAATATGTCTATAAACCACTAGGAGAAGATGTAGGGGAACTGCCCGCAGACTTTACCAACAAAGATATTGTAAGTGGTAAGATTAAAGTCTTACTTGGAATGGAAATGGAGAGAACATTTCCTTGGCGTATCGTAGCTGTTAACCCAGAAGCTACTACTCGTAAAGAAGAAAAGAAATTTGGAATGATGAGGGAGTATGTTATCCAACAGATAATGCAACCAATTCAAGAGCAAATTGAAGCAAAAATGGCTGAGCAAAGTCAGGGCCAGCCTCTGACTCAAGAACAACAGCAACAAGTACAACAACAAGTAGCTCAAGAACTTGAAGCTATGACACCACCTGAAGTTGAAAATTATATGAAACGCAAGCATCAAGACCCGGCTGAAATGTTAGCTACTCAAATCTTGAGTTTCATCGTAAAAGAAGAAAATGTTGAATACAAGTTTAACAAGGGATGGAGACATGCATGTATATCTGCAGAAGAGGTTTATTGGGTTGGCATCATAAATGACGAACCGGTAATCACGAACATCAATCCGTTATATTTCGAATATGATAAAGAAGCAGATGGAGACTTTTTTGAGGATGGAGAATGGGCAGGAGTAGAACTCTGGCTTACACCATCTCAAGTAGTTCAGTATTTTGGAGATGAACTAACAAATGATAATATTGATTCACTATATGAGGGATACAATACCAGCCCGGAAGATATGGAGTTTCGTTTTGATGGAACATCCACTGATTATGGCAAGATACGTGTCTTGCATAGAGCTTGGAAAGCTTTACGTAAAATGGGATTTGTTCAATACATTGACCCCGAAACAGGAGCTATTGAAGAAAAGCTCGTAGGAGAAAACTATAAGATTTCTCCTGCATTGGGAGAACTTACCGTTACTTGGGAATGGATACCTGAAGTATATGAAGGATACAAAATCAACAGTGATATTTATGTAAGATTACGTCCTATACCTTCACAACCAAAAAATCTTGAAAATCTTTATGAATGTAAACTGCCTTATTATGGTGGTGTATATGACAACATAAACTCTCAACCAACATCTCTGATGGACAGAATGAAAGTCTATCAATACTACTATAATATAATAATGTATAGAATTGAGATGTTGATGGCATCTGACAAAGGCAAGATTCTTTTGTTAAATATGAATATGATTCCTAATTCTCAAGACATCGACATGGAGAAGTGGATATATTATACAGAGTCTGCCAAAATTGGATTTATGAATCCAAATGAAGAAGGTAATCAAGGTATGGATATATCTACTGCAGCTAAAGAAATTGATATGTCTTTAGTATCTGACATTCAAAAGTACATTGAATTGGCAGAATATATTGAACAAAGATGTGGTGCTACTATTGGTGTAACAAAAGAGATGGAAGGACGGATTGGACAATATCAAGCTGTACGAACTACAGAACAGGCAATCTCTCAAGGTAACTATATTGTAGAACCTTATTTTGATTTTCACAATATTATTAAGAAGAACGCTATGACTGCACTTATGAATGTGTCAGTTATTGCTTACAGTCAAAATGGTAAAGAGAAGCTTAATTATATCATGGATGATTTCTCAAGAGAGATTATCAACATAGATAAAAACTTACTTGCCTTATCTCATTATGGATTGTTTGTTGCTAACTCAATGGACACCATCAAAGTAAAAGAGGCAATCAATAACTTATCAATGGCTGCAATGCAAAATCAAGCACTTGACATGAGTGATGTTATTAGTGTAATTGAAAGTGACAGTATCACAGATGCTAAAGAAAAGCTTAAAGTTGGAGAAGACCGTAAACGTAAAGAACTTCAACAAGATAATGAAGCAAAAATGGCTCATGAAAAAGAGATGGCCGCTAAAGCTGATGAAGTACGTGAAGAAGAACGTAAACATGAAGGTGATATGATTGTATTGAAAGAAGAAGAACGCAGAGAAACTGAACTGCAGAAACAAGCTATCTTAGCATTAGGCTTTGCAGAAGACAAAGATGTAAACCAGAATCAGATACCTGATGTTATTGAAGTAATGCGTGAAGGAATAGATGCAAATATCAAACTTCGTAAACAAAATCTTGATGAGAAAAAGTTTGACCATCAGAAAGGTGTAGATAAAAAGAAACTACAAATCGAAGATAAGAAGGCCAATCAAAAGGCTAATAAACCAGCTAAAGCAAGTTAATGCTATTAGCACATAATATGAAATGTTAAGATTAAAACTTAACAAATATTAATTTTTAAACTTAAATTTGTAAGAGATGAGTGAAGAAAGAGAAGTAAAAGAAGAAAGTCAGGAAGAACTGGCTACTTTTGAATGGGACACAGCCGACAACTTAGAACTGTTTGGCGAACCTATTGATGAAACAAAACTAACTGATGAAGAAAAAGAAAAAATCGACAAAAAAGAAGAGTCTAGCAGTAAAGGCGATAACCCAGAAGACTCCTCCAACAAAGAAACTGGTAAGGAAGAAGACAGTAAGAGCAATGTCGAAAAAGATGATAAAGTCATCGGCAGTGGTGAAGGCAGCGAAGAGGACTCTAAAAGCGACAAAGACCGTGATAAAGAAGTAGAATTCTTCACTGGAAAAGAAGAAGAACCGGAAGAACAACCGGCTGGTGTAGGAGAAAAAGTGTTATCAATACTTGCCTCCGAACTAAAAAAACAAGGAATTTTCTCATCAGTTGAGATACCTGAAGGAGACCTGACAGAAGAAGAGTTTGTAGGTCTTCAGGAACAAGAGATTGAAAACCGCATCCAAGAAACATTCGAAGGATTCTTCGAAGAGATGGATGAAGATGGAAAAGCCTTTTTGAAGTTTAAGAAAGAAGGTGGAAAAACATCAGAGTTCTTTGACGTAGTGAAAAATACTTCAGGTTATCCTACAGGCGATATTGAAACAGAAGTGTATCAAAGACGAATCGCCAGATTCCATGCTGAGAAAATTGAAGGACTTGATGTTGATGAAGCACAAGAGAAAGTTGATTGGCTTGAACAAAATGGAAAACTTGATAAATATGCCAGACGTTACGATGAAAAGGTAAGGAAACTTGAAGCAAGTGAGAAACAGCGTCTTGAAGATACAGCAGTAAAACTTGCTAAAGGCAGAGAAAATGAAGAAAAAGAATTTGCTAAAACGATTAAAAGTACACTGGATGAAACGGATGAGATTAAGAAGTTTACCATTTCAAAGAAAGAAAAGATTGAACTCTTGGGATACATCACAAAGCCTAGTGTAAAAGTTGGTAAAAACAGATTTCTTACAGGTCTACAAAGTGACTTGAATAAACTCTCACAGAATCCTGAAAGTCTGGTATTACTTGCAAAACTACTCAGAACAGATTTTGATACATCAAACTTGAGTACTAAGATTGAAACAGAAACAACAAAAGACTTGAAGAAGAATATTCAGAGAGCACAACAAAACATAAAACCGAGTACATCAGGAAGCACGAAAGGAAGGTCATTATCGGACTTTTTCTCTGACGCTCCTGATTAATTTTAACCTTTAATATAAACAGTTATGAGTGCATTACACAATAAACTCGTTACGAAACAGATGCCTTGGCACGCAAACATGACCGAGCTTAATCACCTCGGAGCTGCTTTGATTGCCAAGCCAGCTATTTTCGAATCGAAAATGAACCAGCTCTTTACTGCCCACCGTTATTCTGATAATCCACTTACGACTAACCTTGTAGGACTTGGAAAGGAAGAAACTATCGGTAGCTCACAATGGGAATGGCAGTTAAAAGGAGCGACAACAAGGCCGTTAGTCTCTGTTGAGAACATTTCGGGAACATCCTATCCCGGTAAAGGTCTTACCAACTATAAAATCAAACTTGATGAAAACTGGTATCAACCCGGTGACATCATCTTTCCCGGAACTTCTAATAAGAAGTACCAATCAAGGATTCAAGAAGAAGTTCAAAAAAGTGGTACAGGAACAATCTATCATGCCCGTCTGATGACAGATGATAGGAATGCTTTTGTTCCGCCTACACTTCTTGCTCCCGGTCAGCAATGGGGAAAACTGTACTCACAGTATGAAGAAGCTGCCGAGCAGTCTGGCTCAACTCAGTACAGTATGCCTTTAGACCTGACAAATAAAATGGGTCGCTACAGGAAAAAATATCAGGTGACAGGTGATGCTGCTGATGAAGTTCTTGCAGTTAAGATTCAAGACAACAAGGGTAGCTGGCATGACTCTTGGGTTAAATATGCCGAAGTTGAATACTGGCAACAGTGGTATCGTGAACTTGAAAGAGGTTTCTGGTATTCTCGTTCAACTGATTCAGTACTCGGTGCAAATGGTCGTCCTATTTATACAGGGCCGGGTCTCCAAGAACAATTGGAAGACAGCCATATCTACCGGTATTCTCACCTCACAGCTAAACTCATCGAAGAATACTTGATGGACATTTTCTACTCAAGGGTAAAACCGGGTAGCCAAAGGAAAATCAAAGGATTTACAGGTGAATATGGAATGCTGTTATTCCATCGTGCAATCCAAGATTGGTCGCAGAAAACAGGATTCATCCAAATCGTACAGGACTTAACAATGTCAAAAACATCTAGTCCTTATAACGAAAACGCTCTGCAAGCTGGTTACCAGTTTACAAAGTATATTATGGCAAATGGTGCTGAACTTGAATTGGTTCACAATCCATTATATGATGACAGAGAAATCAACTTCGAAATTGACCCTGTATCTGGATTCCCTATTGAATCACAGAGGATTACTTTCCTTGACTTTACAGGAACAGGAAGCCAGTCCAATATCAGGATTATCAACAAGAAAAATGGTTACAAACTTGGTTACGTTGCCGGCCTGAGCAATCCTTATGGCCCGAACAACGGGAAACTGATGAGTCACTCTGGAAACTATTATGAAATGCATGTCGAAAAACAAGTTGGCCTGCATATCGAAGATGTTACTCGCTGCGGGGAACTTATCCTCAGCCGTAACTAATGTGTTTTTCATAAGAAAGTTGCGGAGTTTGACCTCCGCAGCTTTATTATGAAGTTTTGAAAAAAGAGATATATTAACCTAAAAGTTCATTGAAATGTTAGTAGAAGTAAGAGCGATTGAAAGAGACAAGTGGCATGGTAAAAAAGGAAGTGAAAATTTTACTCAACCCATGAAACTTGAATGCCTGTTTGATAAGTCAACAGGTAAGTATGCTACAGGTTTATCAGAAGAAGAACGGATTAAGCTTGAAGCAGATACAGGATACGATTTGTCAGATGCTTATTCAGAGACACCGCATCCTTTCTGGAGTTCAGCAACCGCAGTTATAAAACTGCCTGTAACAACAACAATATTTGACACCGAGAAGCCACTAGACCTTATAAAGGTAAAAGTCCTAAAGGCAAGTAAATATGTGGCGAACTCAATGAAGGAGTATGAAGAAGGAATGTTTCCAGAAGCTACTCATGTAATCTTTGATGAGAAAGAAGAAATGGAGATTAAAGCCTCCAAGATTCAGAAGAAACGCAAAGCAACACAATTAGCAATCATTATGACTGCTGATGAGAAAGCCAATGTAATTCAGATTCTCTCTCATAAATCCATGCGAAATCAAAGTCAAGATTTCCTTGACGTTGAAATCGACAGGATTATCGAAGAAGATGTTACGATGTTCATTCAAACAGCAAAAGCTGATAAGAGTGAAACTTACATCAAAGCAGCTATTCTTGAGGGCATTCACAGAAATATCCTGACAAAAGAAGGAAACATTATTCTGTATATGGGAGACCGTATCGGACATAATCTTGAAGAGGCTGTAAAATATTTTGCAGACCCTGATAATCAAATGATTAAAGCAAGTATGCTTGAGAAGATGACCTTTACAAAACCAAAAGAAAAGGTAGAAATACCTAAATTTGAACCAGAACCAGATGCTCCTTATGGTAAAGAACATATAACAGAACCTGAGTCAGAACCGATACTTGGGCCAGAAGAGTTTATTAAAACTGAGCCGGAAGAGGTTAAAGTTGAGGAGAAACCCAAAGTTGTAAAAAAACCTCGAAGGCCAGTAAAAAAAGATAAAGAATGAGTATAAAGAACATGCATTATGATTTTAAGCAGAAGCTGGATAAGATTGACAGCAATGCTTATGTGAATCTTCAGATTCCTGAAATTGACAGGAAACTGAATGAGGGAATGCTGTTATTTATTTTACTTATTGCAGAACCAAGATATAAGAATCAATTTGGGTTTGAAACCTCTCAAAGAACAATTGATGATTTGAGAATCCTTGTAAGGGATGACATAGATTTAGCACTAAGAGAAGATATTGATGGAAATTTCGTTGCAACTCTTCCTGATAATTATATGTATTATTTATCTACAGGTAAATTATTGATAGGTAAAGACAATTGTGAATCACGAAGATTTACAACTAACATTATCCGTCATAATGACCAAAATGAAAGGAGGGATTTTTATAAATCTGACTTTGATTGGCGAGAATGTAATATAAGATTTTTCTCAACAGGGATAAAAATATTTACACCTGAAGAAGCTACAGTAGAAAGTTTTTCTATTGATTATATTTTACAGCCTGATTATATACATAATGCTGAAGACTTTGCTTCTGGTAGTTACAAACTTCCCGGTAGTACAACACCATTTACAGGATTTCGAGATTCTATATTACCAGAACACACACATAAAGAAATCGTTGACTTAGCAGTAATGCTAACAACCGGTGACTTAGAAATGCCCTTAGCAGCTCAATTCAAACAAGGAGTGTTAAGGACGAAACAATTACTATAATTATTAACAATTAAATTTTACAATTATGAGTAGAAACAATGATGTCTCAAAAGTACTGTTCCTTCCTGATGAAGCAGCAGTAGCAGCAGATGCTGCATTATCAGCTCTTGCAAATGGTAATTGGGGACTGTATGATTATAATACAGGACTCTCAGTATCAGCACTTGATGCTGATATTGCTTCAGGACTGCCAAGAGAATTTTTCATTGCCTATGTAGGTGATGGAACACTAGGAACTGCAGGAGAAATTTATACCACTACAGGTACTCACATCCGAGCAGGACTTATTCACTATCTAACTATAAACAATGATGCTGCTCCCGTAGCTCAGGCTATTGCAGTTCAAACCTTTACAGGTGTTCAGTCTGGTGCTGACGCAACTAACTACGATTACGGTGTTAAATTTGATTTTCGTGGAAACACTGAAATTTATCAACGTTACGGTTATAACCAAGCTACCAAAACTTTCATGGGAACTACCAAATGTGTTGGTAATACAGGTGCTGCTGAAGATGCTGGTGCTGAGATTTGTGCTCAATGGGCGGAAGCCGTAGGAAATGACCATGACCAATTTATTGGATTCGTTTGCGATGGAACAGGTATGACTGGTACAGGTGCTTCTTATACTCCAACAGGAGTAGCAGGAACTGCTGGTGTATGGGCAATTGATGGTACACCAACCACCGAAGCTCTTACTCTCGCTGAAATCAGAAGTTATACCACTGGTTCCGGTGACCTTATCATAACCTTCACTTTAGGTGCAGGTGATGAAAATGGATTCTCAAACATGTACACCTTTTGTGGTGTAAATGCTAAATATTTCAAACAACGTCAAATTGTAGCTGTACCATCACTTGTTGGTGGAGAGTGCCTCTGGGCAACTGCTGCCGAAACCGTAGCAATGATTTACGGTGAAGGATACGGTTACGATATTAACGAACTGGAATACCAATGTGAAGGATTTACCGGAAAACCCGGCCCTTATCGTCAATCAAGATTGAATGGTCTTCCTTTCCACAATACAGAATTTATTGCTATACCAACTACAAAGTATACTGTAGAAGTTCTGGCTTATGACCAATACTCCGTTGGAGGTTGGTTAGAGTACTTCAACAACCAGAGTACTTACTTTATCCTTGTAGCCACACCAACTGATACCGATGCTTTTCCACAAAGGGCATTAGCTGCAATAGCAGCCGTAGTAGGTTGTACTGTGACTACCACATAATACTCTTTTTTCGCTTACTTATCTTCGAGGGGGGTTGGGACTATTCCCTACTCCCCTTTTTTAAAATTTGATGTATGAAAATAGAAAAGACATACTATGACTTTTGGGGTAAAGACTACATATATTATATAGAGAGCAAAGCAAGTATTATCGCTTATTCTCTTAGTTCAGTTGTTGATGATGTGACTACATCAATTGAATACGACTTTATAAGCCCTCTGACTTTACTAACTATTACATTGCCTGCAGAAGGTCAATATGAACTTGTAATACGTTATCCTGATGGTAATGGTACAGCAACTGCTGTATACGACTTAAGATGTTATCCTGACTTAAAGGCTGACATCATTAGAACTTTCAAAGATGCTATTTGTAACTGTCCCGGTATTGGAAACAATCCTACAGTTTGTTCAACTACATCTATGAATGCAGTACAACAAGATGTAAATTTCCTTGAGATGGTTTACAACTCTGCAAATCTCTATCGTGACTTACTTATGTCGCCAAGTTTCTTGAGAAAATATTCGTGTTGCTTTGTAACAACACTAGGAGAAAACTACTACAAGTTGGAAGCTCTCCTCAAATCACTATATGAAAGTGTAACAGTTGGTGGATATACCCCTGATTCTATGTATCTGTTAAGACTTTATACAGCATACTACTATGTAATGATTTACGTAATGGAACTAGATATGGCAAGTTGTCTTGCTGGTTCTGGTGGTACTCCGGGAGGAGGAGGTGATGGTTCAGGAGTTGATGGGCCGGATGAAAGTGGAAGTACATGTGAAGATGAAGTTGCTGCAGTAGTAGAATTATTCAACCCTTCAGAACTAAAAGAATGCTTTATTAAGCTTGGACTGAATTTTAACGAAATATATAACAGCTTCAGACTTTGCTATCTTCAAAATCCTATTGGACTTTGTATAACTGCGGAAGAAGTAACACCTCCGCCACCTCCACCCGGAGTGGCAACAATAGATAATTTAACATATCTTGACTATGTAGAATTTGTAGAAATAGGAACAGACGTATTACCTTCTATCTTTCAATGGGAAATAACTGGTACTCCTGAAAATCTTATTCTTACAGATAATGTTAGTCAGATTGTTGATGTCTCCGTAACAGGAACATCATATAATTGTGGTGCTGAAACATATAATCTTGCCAATAAAGGTTCTGTAAGTTGGCGTTTAAGAGGAGACAATGTAAATACAATTGACATAACTACTCAATGGATATATCCTGCTTATTGGGGTAAAAATATTACTGGAACATTACCAAATGAAACAGAAATTAAAAATGGTACAAAAATTATCAGTGGTAATCTGAAGAATGAAGTTCTCTTTACTCCTAATACAGCAATTACAGAATATGGTTGGGTAGCAGTACCAACACCAGAAGCAATTCAGTATATATCTTGGGAAGTTGGTGGTTCTGCTTTGAATGCAGGTGACATTGGAATGATGATTGGAAGTACGGAATTTATATTGACAGATATAAATTGGACAGTTGTGGATGGTACTTGGTACGCAGTATATATATACAGTTATCCATCCGAAGTAAGTGAAGAAATTAGATTATCTAACCCTTAAAACTTGAAACAATGTCTATTGAATTACAAGATAATATTTACACAGAAGCTCCGAAGGCTACAGACGAAAAAATGTTTTTTGGAACCGGAGTAGACCTTCTGTTCAAAGATAAAGATGATATTCCTGAACAATATAGATTTGAAGGAATGATTGCCCATGATACTGATTCACCATATACCATCTGGCAGTTGCAAGGTGGTATTCATGATGGTGATTGGACTGATATTACAAGTTCAGCAGCCGCAGTGCCGGATATAGTTCTAGATGGTGGTGGACAATCAAATGCAGTTGAAGGACAAACAGTATTTACACTTCCCGGTGGACTTACTCAAACAAACTGTATGATATTTGTTAATGGTATACACATGACTGCATATACATTAGTGGATAACGGTGGAACTTCAACACTGACATTCTTGTATGGTCTTGAACCTTGGGACGGAATAACTTATGTAAAATTCGAAAATATAGTATAAACTACAAAAATTACAATTATGTCTATTACAAAACCGAAAGTGAACAAACTCCAGAGTATTTCAGTAAAAACTGCTACTACTCCTATGGGAAAACTGCGTAAAGCAGGAACATTTGTCTTTGACGAAGACAATGAGAAAATGTATTTTCTAACTGCTGATACTGCAGCCAATAAATCATTGGCTACAATTTCAGCTAAAACTGAAGTATAATGAAGAAGCCAGTTAATTATGTAGACCATATTGCTGTCAGAGATGAAAATGCTGTTTTTGGTGTAGAACGAGAAGCTGGCACTATCATTTATGACAAAGCAAATGAGAAGGCTTATACGCTTTTGAAACCTGCTAACAAGTGGGAATGTTTAGCATCATTCTCTGACAAAAGAGGATTCTTTATAAGAGTTCCTGCCGAAATGCAAATAGAAATAAAAGCAGGAGAAACAGAATTTGGAATAGAATCCAATCAACCTTTCACGGTAGATGATGTTGAATATGCTGCTGGTGAACATGTTATTAGTGGAACAGCAGAGACAGAAATAGCTATTGTTATTAAACACACAAATGCTTCCACGATAGTAAAATTAAACTATAATGAACTTAGTACTGTTGATACTGTAACAATAAGCAATTTGGGAAATATGACAATATTAGACCAGATTTGTGGTTTTATGCCATCACTTACTTCTCTTACTATCAGTGCTGATACATCAGGTATTACAAGTATGATACAAGGATTTTTTGGTTGTACAGGATTAACAACATTTCCACTAATTGATGTTTCTGCTGTTACAGAGTTCTATGCTACTTGGCAGGGTTGTACTGGAATGATAACATTTCCCGAATTAGATTATTCAGCAGCATTATCACTTGAAAGTACTTTTACTGAGTGTTCAGTTCTCACAAGTATTTCCTTAACTAATGTAGACAATGTTGTTAATATGCTAAATACATTCAGAGATTGTGCATTATTAACAGACATTACTATGGATACTATACCACCTTTGACTTCAGCAACTGCTATATTCAGAGGTTGTTCTGTATTAACTTCTGCACCTGCTTTAGACTTTTCAGCTTGTGATACTCTATATTCTATATACAGAGATTGTGTGCTTCTTACATGCATTGATGGAACAATAGATGCAACAGCTACAGGAGGAGACACAGGAAGTATGTTTGATGCAACTACTGTTCTTGCTATACCTGATGCAGGAGAACAAGCTACTATTCTTGCAGGTGGAACTTGGACTAATTCTGGAACTTGTCCGTAAAAACTGAAACTATGCAACCAAAGAAGTTAGACCATATATCGGTAAAAGATGACCATGAAATTTTTGGTACTCCCAGAGATGCAGGAACTACTGTATATGATAAAAATGATAAAAAGACTTATTTACTATTGAGTGTAACATTAAGTTGGGAATGTTTAGCTTCTTTTGATAGCAAAAAAGAACTTGTAAAAATAACTGGTATAATAATAGAATTAACAGTAGGACAAGAGTTAGGTAGTTCATGGGGATTTAAGGATGGAGATTATGGAAGTATAGACCCAGATAATATTGAAGGTCTTGTAATTATACAGTTAGCTTCAGCCAGTGAAATATTCAGATTAATTTTTTTTGGTAATGTAAAATATGATAATAATGACACATTAAATTTAGAATTTGAAGGATATTCTAATAATCCTGTTCTTGTAACTTGGGAAGAAGAGTATTATACAAAAAGTGATGAAGATTTAGATAATTGGCTTTCATCAAATAATGGAAATATAATAGATATAATAATATCAATACCATAAATTATGCAACCAAAAATCCTAAATCACATATCAGTCAAAGATGAGAATGCAGTCTTCGGAATCATGCGTGAAGCAGGAACTACTATTTATGATAAGAAGAATAAAAAAACTTATCTTCTGTTGAAAACAGCATTAAGCCTTGAATCACTGACTTCTTTCGATAATAAAAAAGAATTAAGAAAACCAGTAATTGCAACTACAACAATGGAAGTTGGTAGTGATTCTGGTAATTTTGGTTATCAGCGTGCTGGATTTGGAACGCTTAATCCTACAACTATTGATGGTATTGTTGTTGATAGAATTGATACATTATCAGTAGGCATTATTACAATTATAGAGTTCTCAGCAATGTCTAAAATAAATGAACTTGATATTATAACAGTAGATTTTGGTGCTATTCATACTGGAAAAGTTTTTACTTGGCAAGGAGCAAATTATGTACTTAGTGATGCAGCTTTATCTGCATTCATTGAATCTGAAGATAGAAATGATATTATATTAACATTTACAGTATAGAATCAACAAATTATGGCCGTTTCTGTAACAGCAAATCTTACAACAGTAGCTCAGGGAGAATCCACTGATGCTGGTACTTGGAGTGGAAACTCAGGAGGCTATGATACAGAGGTATTTTATCAGAACACAGCCTCTTATACTTGGCAAGCATCTAAAAATGCTCGTACTAATTGTACTTATACTCCAACTACTAATATTGATATGTCAGGAACTGACAATCATTTGTATTGGTGGGCACAAAATGCTGTTGCTTCATTTATGGAGAATAAAACGACAGGAACTGTCAATACGTCAGGTTATATGATTCGTCTGACAGATGGCACAGGTAATTATAAAGAATGGCATATAGCAGGTAAGGATACTTGGGGAGGGGAGTGGAAATGTTTTGTATTGGATGTATCTTCATCAACAGATGTATATACAAGTAGTGGAGCATTAGACCTTTCAGACATAGATGTTATTACTTGGTATGTTGATATTTCAAATTCAGGCAATATTCGCATTATTGATAATCAATGGAATGATGTAGTAAGATTTGGAACTGGATTGACAGCAACAGGAACAGACTTTAATATCGAAGATATATGGACTGATGATTATCTTCTTGCAAATAAGTATGGGATTCTTGAAAGAGTAGGAAATACGTTCTTTTCAAAAGGTAAGATTATTATTGGAGATGGTGCAACTACAACTGTACTTGATTCAGAGGATGAAAAACTGGAGTTTCTTGCAAGAGAAGCTACCGGTGAAGGTCAAGTATCAGATACCCTTTATGAGTTCAAAACTACTGGTTCAGGATGTATAGCAGTTATAAATAACTTGATTATTTCAGGTGGTAGTATAAATTCTGCAGGAAGATTCTATCTTGATTTATCAGATATCAATGCTGATACTACATTTGATGGATGTATTGTTACTTTAGCTGGATTGACAGAAGGCTGTTCTGCTACAGATAGTGATGGATGTGTATTTAACAACTGTCTGCAAATATCACCAAAAACAGGAATTTTTACAAATCATACTATAAAGAATTATGTAGGAACAGATGGAGCAATATTGTTTCCAACTGATGATACAAACATATCAAATCTAACATTTATCAATTGTGACAATGGAGTTGAATATGATGCTACATCTGATTCAACAACTCCTACATTTTATAATTTTACCTTTGATGATGAAGCAGGAAATTATGATGTAAATAATACCAGTGGAGCAGTAGAAACAATTACAATCTCAGGTGGTGGAAATGCAAATTCATACAATCCTGCTGGAGATATTATAACATTCAGTAATCCAAAATCATTCAAATTTACAGTTAGTCCATCAATAATAGATTATGAATGGAGAATTTACTCAGTAACAGCATTAGGAAGCTTAGATGGTTCAGTAGAACTTGATGGAGAGGAAAATGCAACTGCAGACAACCAAACATATAATTATACTTATTCTTCAGATATTCCTATTGCAGTACAAATAATTTCTCAACCTGACCACGATTATGAAGAAGAAATACAGTACTTTACATTAGTATCAACCAATCAGGATGTAGGCATTGTTTTAACACCAGATAATAATAACTAATGAAAAAAATAGAACTTGCAACAGCATATGCAAATCAACAATCTCCAAACGGAGATAGACAGGATTGGAAGATATTCAATACTGACAATGAAGAATTACATTCCTTTCCAAAGGAATATACAGAAAAGCAGATTATGGCTGCAGTTCATTTTGCAAGAAAATTTGAATTGATTGCGTTTAATAAAGGTATTGAATTTCAAAAGGAGAAAGCTCCAAAAGAATTAGTAGCTTTACAAAAGATAGTAAAAACTTTTCAAAACGACAGGAAAAAAATGATAGAACGTAATTTGGAACTTGCAAATGAACTTGACAATTTGAATAATCAATTGGATGAATTAACAATTAAAAATTAAATATTATGATACCAGAACTGATAGACCTAACAAATTATTTCACCCATCTTGTTCAAAGTACTGCCAGCAGAAGTGGGTCTCCTGATGGAAACATTTTCTTTGACACAACGAATGGACGCATTGAACTGATAACTGCCGAAGAATTAGCTACTGTAGACCTATCAGGAGGTATAGGAACTGGAGCAATTCAAATTGATGTAGTGGCCACAGCAGGTACTTTCACAAGACTCTCTGGAAGCTTTTTAGATGATGGATTTATAGCTGACAGGTCATTTATTTCAAGTGTTTTTACTGAAGGAGGTAATAATAATACTTTTATAATTGAATCAGTAACAGCTCTTGTTATTACTGTAACTGATAATACTGGCTTAGTAGATGAAACTGGCGGTGGAGATGAAGAAATTGACAGTGTTGCTGAAGATAATCCACTTACTCAACAGCTTGGAATTAAAAAAGAGGGATTGTATGCTTTTGAAAATCAGGAACGTAGAGTAGACGAAGAATTACGTAAGTTTGACAGATACTTTAAAGGTAGTTTCAAATTTGCTGGTGCTTATGAGCTTATCAGTGGGATGAAATATGATGATGCAGATGGTACTGATAGTGGACTTGCACTTAATTCAGCAGGAGATTCTGATGACAGAGTAAAAATCAGAGCATCAGGATGGATTGAAAGAGATACTGCAGGAGCTATTGGAAGAATTTACTATGGTGTAAAATCACTTGGTAATATTGAATTACTTTCTCAACCTTATTACCAATTAGAAGATGGAGCAGTACCTGTTGATTTTGCAAAAGATGGAGACATTGACGAAGCTATCCAAGTATACGGAGATAATGACATAGATGTAAATGCTTATGATACAACTGTAACTACTGGTGCTGCTCAGACAATTGATGTAGATAAAGAAACAGGAACATTTACAAGGTCAGCAGGAGATTATGAATCAGATGGATTTATAGTTGGACATCGTTTTGAAGCTGCGGGATTAACCCTTAACACTGAAACTTATACAGTTGCTTCTGTTACAACAACAGTAATTACTATTATAGCTGAAGAGTGGACACTCCTTACTGATGAAACAGGAGATGCTGATGAAGCCCTTACTGTAACAGGAATTGATGTAAGAACATATCTTTCAAATAAGATTCGCACATTTGCTTACAACTATGATGAAAAAGTTCTTGCAGATTCAGGAGTATCACAAATGGATGGATACTATTCAGGATTTGCTCTTGGTGAATCTTCTCATCTTACAACAGGAAATTATACTCTTGCTGATGTTTATGGTGGTGCTCAAGTATCACCTTGGACAGGAATGGGACTTGAAGAACTCGATGTTGCACAAGAAGAAGGAGGATTTACAACTGCTAATGGATTTTTTACATGGGTAGTTAACAATACTGTTCCCGGTAATCTTGACCAAGTTGTTGCATTCCTTGATGCTCTTGCTCAGACAGATGATGATATCAATGACCATCTTAGTAATGTTACAAATGGAAAAAGAGTTGGTACTTGGTACACATATTCTGCCGAAGGTAAAATTCAACCGAGAGTTGGTACAGGAGCAGCAGGAGAAGGACTGTTTATTGAACAACTTGTAGGTACAGATAAAAACAGGGTTATCTTTACAGATGATGCTGGAAATACTAAAATATATCCTTCATATTCCAATGTTAGTGTAGCTGTCGGAGCTGATGCTGTAGGTGATACATTATCTTGGTTTCATGCTTTCTTCCTTGATGGCCCTGCAGGAGCTGATTATAATACATCATTAGCACTTACTGTTGAAGATGCAAGTTCAGTGGAAATAAAAGGTAATGTGAATGGTTCAGGATTCAGAACAGGAAATAACATTCTCTTTGAATTTGACTGGTATCTTGACATTATAGGAGGCCCAATTGAAACAGATAAAGATTGTGTGTTTTTATGTGAAGGAGATGGTGGAGTTACTCAAGCTAAAACAATTTTCACATTAACGAATGCTGCATCAATTACAGCATCTTGTACACCATTAGTTGAAAACAATGTATAAGAATGGCTATAATCGGTTATATAGATGGCCTAAACAGGAGAATATATCTTGATGTAAGTACCATTAATACAGAAATTGACCCGATGGATATTTACAAAGAGATGAGAACTCTGCGTAGAACTGACGAATCATTAAGAAATTTTGACCTCTTTCTCAGTGCTTCAGGTTACGAATCTAAAGGTGGGGGTAAGTTTACTGCAAAACTTGTAAAGTGTTTGCTTGGAACAAGAATAGTACCCTATGATTATGCAACGTATCATGAAATTACGATTACAGGTGAAATTATCACTGATGATGGTCAATCTGGAATTGCTTGTTTTGATAGGACACCATTGACTCCGGGCAACACTGTTGACATAAATTATGTACCACCTCAAGTTGAAGTAATAGAAGTGGATGTACCAACAGCTACTGAACCATTAACAGAAGAACAAATAAGAAGTGCTGTTTGGAATGCAGAAACTAGTAAATATAATGTATTTGGTACTTTTGGAAAGAAAATAGCAACCATAGCTAGATATATAGCAGTAAGAAAAGTAAAATGATGAATATAAAAAAAACGGGAAGCTGGTTTAAAGACAACCTTGTTGGTATTATTATAGGATGTCTACTTGCCTTTATTGCATGGAGTCAAAAATCTTACATTGAAGGCCAGCAAAAACTAAATATTATACAACAAGAATTGAATCTTGAATTCATAAGTTCTACTGTTTTTAACAAAGGAAAATGTGAAATACTTGATGGTAAAGTAGCCTTAAATTCTGATGTTAATCTATCGCAGGGAGTAACATTATTGTTCTATGGTCAAGAACTTGTTAAACATGATGTAGAAATTAAACATTTACAAGAAGATAAAAAATAGGAGGTTAAAAATGAAAGAAGGAATAACAGGATTTTTGTATGAAACTCCAACAAAAAAATCAAGTAAAAGACTGATAGCATTGCTTTTCGCAATTTACTCAATGATAATGAGTGCAGTAGTATATTGGATATCAGGAGAATATGTTGCATTTATTGCAGTATGGGGTGCAACAACAGCAACTGTACTTATTCTTATAGGTGTCGGTAAAGCACAAGAGAATGAAAGAAAGCAAATTGAAAATGGAAATAAAGAATAATGGAACTACATGGAACATCATTTGTAATTGAAGAATTTGTACCTCCTATAACTTATGGAAAATGGGGTAACCGGTCAACATGGTTTATAAACATGAAGGTTGTCCTTTTCTCCCAATGGTTAAAAGACAGATGTGGAGATGCTTCAGTTACAATCAATGATTGGAAATGGGGTGGCCCATATCAATATTCAGGCTATAGACCACCTGACTGTGACATAGGAGCAAAAGAATCTTCTCACAAAAGAGGTCTTGCTATTGATGTCAAAGTTAAAGGTTGGCATCCTGATAGAATTCGCAAGCTTATAAAGGATAACTTCAAGTTTCTTAATGAAAAGTTTGAAGTTTCTGGTTATGAGCTTGATACACCTACTTGGACTCATATTGATTTCAGGTGGACTAACAGTACTGTAATTTACGAAATACGAATACCAAAATGAAAACAAAAATATCTTATATAGTAATAGCAATACTTGCTATAGTTATCATATTAATGATATTCTTTCGTGGTAATATAATGGACAAAATTGGAGAATCTCAAGTAGTTGTAACTACCCTAGAGATTCAGGATGAAGCTCTTCTGAAAGAAGTTATTGAGTATCGAAAATCTGTACCAATAATACTAGCAAAGGTTGATAGTCTTGAAGAGGTAATTGAGGATGGAAAGAAGGAAATCATTGAAATCCATACTATCTATAAACAGCAGATTCAAATTATAAAAGAGAATGATGTTTGTGAAGATATGGAGTTCTTTAATGAATATCTTGGTATTCGTGATACTCTACCTAAACTGGCAAAAATAGAGGGAAAGAAGGTAGTAATTATTAGTAAAGAACAACTCAAGAAGAGCAACTTAACATTTGTAAGTCACGATGCTTATACTCAAGAAAGAGTAGTATTACTTGAGAATGCTGAAAACTATGAACTTGCTATTGATGAACTACAAGCAGCAAATGATACCTTAAGTGTGGTAGTAATAAAACAAGATGTAAGAATTGAATTGAATAAAGATATCATTGTGGAAAAAGATAAGCAAATAGGTTTCTTCAAGAAAAGAGGCACAAAAAGAACAATAGGTGCTATCTTTGTTGGTATAGTGATTGGTGGAACTGCAGTATTAATTTTAAAATAATAAAGTTATGTCAATTTTTTCAGAAAGAATAAAAAGACTCGGTAACAGATTTGGTGTAAGAAATGTTAGTGACCTGAAGGATATTACAGGCAAGGAAACTTACTATGATTATGCAGTCTTGTTAGGTAGTTGGGCTGCAAATGATGGTGATGCTAGAGAATACTATTATGATGTAGATTCTCATGCAACAAGTGATGATGATTATGTCGTAAGACCTAACAGTATTGATAATGATACACTACCCGGAAGATGGTTGAAAGTAAGAAAAAGAGGTACTATCATGTATAATGATGAACATTATATTGCTAGTGTAGCTGATACTCAATTTGTAGTTACTCATGATTTAGATACTAGAGAAGTAGGAGTTCAGGTTTGGATACTAAATCAAACCAATGGTGATTTTACAAGTGCTGATATACTATTAACACCGGGAGTTGCCAATTATGTTGGTAATTTAAACATAGGAATCGAGAGTGCTTCAACAGTTAGGATTGTTATTGAGACTCCTATTGTTGCTAGTTACAGAACTGTAATATTTGCTTCTAGTGCTCTTATGACTCCTCCGTAAAAAAGAAAATTAATAATTATTAAGGATTTTCTTTGCTTTGTGAGTATATTTGTAAGATGATGACATCTAAAGAAATAAAAAATAAATACACTGACCTAAAATTTGATGAACCTACGCATGAATATACTGTAAATGGAAAACGACTAATCGCAGCATCAAATGTAGTTCACGGATTCGTGGATGAATTTGATACTCAAGGAATTGCACAAGCAGTGGCAAACAGAGATGGAAAGACAAAAGAAGAAGTAATTCAAGGATGGGATGACATCAACAAGAAGGCAATCAACTTAGGGAACGAGACACACCTCTTCGCTGAGAAATATGCTTATGCAAGATTCGTAGAAGGTTCAGATTTATCTGAACATATTGCAGATACTCCACAAAAAATAGCTGTAATTAAATATTGGAATGATATGCCAAATCATATCACACCCGCAGGCTTTGAACTTCAAATGTATTCAAAAAACTATGGGTTCGCAGGAACTTGTGACATACTGTTGTATAACTCTATTACTCAGAAGTATATACTTGCAGATTATAAAACAAATAAGAACATTTTCAAGAATTATAAAGAAAAGATGATGTTACCACCTTTCCATTATATGCTTGATATGTACTACAACCATTATCAAATACAACTATCACTATATCATATGTTGCTGGAAGAGGCTGGATTTGAAGTTGAATCGAGGCAAATTGTATGGTTACAGTCTGATAGTAGCTATGTTATTTATGGAACAAAAGATTTCGGAAAAATGCTAAAAACTTATTTTAATGAAGATTGGAGACGTAATACAGCGTGTATCGAGTTTGTACTCTAAAGGTGCAGACACAGATGAGACAAGACTCAGCCGAAGGCATATTTATAATAAATTGCTTACGGTCAGAGCTACACATACAATACAGAGATTGAATCAAGGAAGACCTTTCAGTGAATGGGATTTACAACCTTTACATTGTATTTCTATGATTGAGCAGAAAGCTATTCCTTGTGGAGCAAGTTACAAATGTCCATTTATGAAGAGTGCAAGTCCTATTCCTTCAGCCCTCACTAATAACGATACTGAAAATGTAGCAGTTATGAGCTTTGATGGACTAGTTACTTTCAGCAGAACAAGTTTTGAGACTTACAAGTATCTGACGGGAAACAAGTATGGATATAAAAAACCATTCTATTTTATTCACGACAACTATCTTTATCTTATAAATAGTAGAATGGGAAAGGCTCACATGCACGCAATTTGGCGTGACCCAATTGAAGTTTGGAGAATGCATTTGGCTAATCAAGAAAAGAGTACTTGTTTTGATAATAATGATGTAGAGTTTTTTACACCGGAAGAAATGATTGAAGGTATTGTAAGAGTAGCTCATGATGAGCTTGTGAAAGACTTTATTCAAATGACAGAAGATATTACAAATGATAGTAAAGATAGCCTATTACAAGGAACACGATAATGCCGGGATACTACAAAAGAAGAAAAGAACTGCTATCGTTGATAACGAGTTACGAGGATTGCCTCATAGACGTTACAAAAAAGGAATATCTCGCCATAACGGAAGGTTTTATGAATTTCATAGGCCAAAAGCTATTAAACGGAGAGGAGATAATATTACCTGTCGCAATGGGTAGGCTCGAAGTACAAGGACGTAAACAGAATATAAGAGTTGAAGGTAATAAGATTAAAGGATTAGCACCAGATTGGAAGAGTACAATAGAATTGTGGAACAGAAATCCTGAAGCGAAGAAAGAAAAGAAAATAATTTACTTTTTTAACGAACATTCTAAAGGAGTACGATACAAAATCAAATGGACAAAAACCAAGATTCCATTGATATTCAAGAGTGTTCTGACATTCAAAGCTATAAGACCTGTTAAAAGAGGTGTTTCAAAGAATGTCAATGAAGGAAAAGAATACATAATACTAAACGATTAAATTATGGACAAGATAGAAACAGTATCCGGCAATATAAGAAAATCTGTTACCGTAAGGAAGATTGAAAATGGATATCTTATTACTAGGTATAAGTCTTGGGAAGACAAAGACGGAGATTATCATAGTGAAGATAAAGAATTTTTTTCAAAAACCAATCCTCTCGAAGATGTAGAAATACCTTTGGCTGAGAGTTTTGATATGGAGGACTAACTATGCAATTTACAACTATGGATAGAATCTTTACTAAGGTTCTAAGGGATTTGCCCGGTAGTGAAGTTGATGAAGTTGATATTATTGAGTGGACAGGTGAAGCACTTGAATTTATCAATGCTATCAGGGCCAAAGAGGAAGCTGTTGCTTTTCTCAAAGTAAAGAATTATCAGACAGAGATTCCAACAAACCTCCACAATATAATTCAAATTGCTTTGAATACAATGGTAGAAGACCCTGAAACAGAAGCAGTTGTTGATGAAGAAGAAGACGAAGTTCTTGAACCAGAAATAGATTATCCTGTTTGTATTGATTCTTGCGGAATGCCATATGATGATTATGATGTAGCATACTACAGACCTTACTTTGACCTACAGTATGAATATTATGGTTGGAGAGGTACAACAGCATATCAAAGATGTTACATACCGGTCAGGTTAAGTAATCATGTTTTTTTCAATTCGCTGGTTTGTTCTCAGGATGGTACTGATTGTGGGGCTACTGATATAAGTGGAGATGTAACTGGTATATATCATACAAAGACACCTGAATATACTGTAATTGCAGGTAAGGTACTAAGGTTTAATTTTGAAAAAGGACTTATAGCTCTTGCTTATAACAGAAATATGCAGGATGAGAATGGTCTTCCAATGATACCTGATAACATTTCTTTTACTACTGCAATTGTATCTTATATCATAATGCGTCAGATGAAAAGAGAATTATATACAGGACGAGATGGTGCAAGAGGTAAACTCAATGAGGCAAACAAAGATTGGAATTGGTATGTAAAACAAGCTAGTAACAAATCTCTTATTCCTCAAGGAGTTGATGAGTTGGAAAATATCAAGAATCAGAGAAATTATATTATACCACGCAGGAATGTTTATCAGAATTACTTTGGCAATCTGAATAACAAAGAAATTAAGAATATCTTGCATACTGAACGCAGAAACAACGCTTATTATGGCTCAAGACAACATACATCAGACACCACATAAGTTATATAAAGGATTGTTCTTGGATGTAAGTCCACTTGAGCAACCTGAAGGAACTTACCGTTTTGCTCTGAATGCAATGAATCAGACAAGGGAAGGAAACAAGTATCAGCTTAGCACTGAAGAGTCTACTCAGATATTTGCAGAACTTACTTCATATACTGGAAGTAATGTTGTTCAAGTAGGTTCAATCTATATTGGTGATAATGAGCATATAATATTTGTATATGTAGAAGACCAAACTTCTGGTGTAAGAACAAGTGCCCTCTATTTCCTTAATGGTTATGGTGAACTTCAACAACTTTTAGTTGATGTTCTTAATACCCGGTTAAACTTCAATGCCGATTATTCTATCACAGGAGAATACCGAGTACGTAACGGTTGTGAGAAAACTATCTATTGGGTAGACGGACTTAATAGTGTGAAGACTTACAACTTTGCTGAAGGATTACAAGGAGAATATACACTAGGGCCGGGAGACCATAATCTTACTGATGCAGGACTGACAAAGTTAAAACTCATAAAAACAGTTGAAGAATATCCCATATTTGTATCAGCAGAAGTTAAAACAGGTGGTACACTTGCTTCAGGTACTTACAACTTTGCCATACAGTATATGGATGAGAATCTGAATGAGACTGCTTGGCTTACAACATCAATGGTTATTCCTATTTATGTAGGATTAACAAGTGGAAACTATGATACAGTATTTGGTTCAAGTAATGGTATTAATGACCCTACTACTGTTACAGATGCAGCTTTTGGTAGTTCACCTTCAAATAAAAAAATTGAAATTGTATTTGGCAATCTATCAACAGCTTATGATTTCTATCGTATTGCAGTAATAGAAGCTACATCAGGTACAGGATTGCCTATAAGAGCATTGGTATCAGAAAGAATGCCTACAAATCAAACGCTATTTATTGCTGACGGTAATGAATCCAAATTCTTTGAAGTACCAGTAGAAACAATTTTGTTGACATCTCCTGAAATTGGAACTGCAGACCATCTTGAACAATCAGAAGAAAGATTACTGTTAGCTAATACTCAAGGTATACAAAGAGATTATTGTTCTTATCAAAAATTTGCATCATTAATTACAACAGAATATATTACTAATACTGTTGCTAAATATGACTATAAATCTCTTGGTGATTCAAAGAATCCAGCAAGTTACTTTGAAAGAATAGGTTATATGGGTGGTGAAGTCTATGCTTTTGGTATAATCTATATTTTTGAAGATGGAACAGAATCGCCAGTTTATCATATTCCCGGCAGGCCAGCAGGAACTACTGGTGAAACACTAAATGGAAGAGCAGAAGATGACACAGAAGTATTTACAAACTATATTGATGACTTAAAACCATTTGTACAAAATGTTTATACTGTTGGTGACCCATTAACTGTCCCTGATACTGATATTCAATATTGGAGAGTATATGATACTTCTACTACACAAAGTTTTCCTATCATTAGTACTGTTGTAGGATGGATGGCATTTTGGGAAATGCAAGCAGGAAACTATCTATATAGAAGCAATTGTGCAGCAGGAGGAGAAGACTATTGGGGAGTTGATGGATATAGTTGGTCAGGAGAACCATTCATTGATATTGTAACAAAAGTAGGTGTACCTATCAGACATCATAAGTTTCCTAACAGAAATACTATACCTCATGCATATGATGATATATCATCGTATCCCGGAAGTCCAACATATACAAGTACTATTACTTTAACTGTAAGTAGAAATGGTATTGCTCCTCCTTGTGCTGGCTCACCACCTGACCCTTATGACCAACTTGTTACATACCAAATAATATATGATATAGAACTTGATGATAGTCTTGTTATCCCTTTATATGGTACTACTGGAACTCCTATTACAGGACAATTTCTTTGTGGTGAGTCAGGAACATTAGGATATTCAATTACACTGAATGGAAGAGTAGATTTATCAAGCGTAAAACTTTTAAACGATTTAAGTGCAATAGATATTATAAGTACTGTTTCTGCTGCTGAAGATGGTGCATCTATTACTATAAAATATAATGGTATAAGACAAAATAATCTTCCTGTGGACAATGGTTGGGAAACTCCGGCAGGTTACTTGGATACCACTTTAAATTCTTTCATTCAGACAGCATATCCGTTTGCAACTAACGTAGAATACAACTATCTAACACAACTTGGAATAAATTTTAAGAATATTACATTTCCAGATGGAGTTAAAGATTTCAGAATTGTAAGAGCCGAAAGAGATGATTTTAACAGAACAGTACTTGCAAAGGCATTCAGTGGCAATACAAGAATGAATGAGCATTATTTAACATTTCATAGTTTTGGCGACTTCAGTACACTACCATCAGCAGGTACTGGTACATCTACTGTAGTAAATAACATAAATAACAAGTTTATTCTTGCACCTGAAAACTTGTTTCTTAATAAAAATGTAAATCCTCAATATTTAAAATGGGAGAATCGTTTTGAACCTGATTTTACACCTACACCTTTTGGTACAGGCGTAATACAAAATGTAAATGATGATGATAGTGGTATTTTTGACAAAGATGGTTATGATTGGGAAGGCTTTTCAAGATGGGTAAGATATAGTTCTACACTAAATCCTCTTGAAATAGAACAAAATCATAAGGTAGAAGATATGAACTACCTTATTATGGCAGACCATAAAGCATTAATAAATATTTCTCCTAATGAAGATGCTGCTAGTGTGAGAACACTATGGAATGCATCTCAGGATAATCCTGTAGGAGTAGCAAAAATTTCTAAATCTCAAAGAGCAGGAGGAATTCAGTTTCCTGATGACCTCTTAGGAGGAAGTAGAGGAACTGGAGCAAGATTAAGTCTTCATTATGTAGCAATGATGATAGAAGTAGATATACATCCTATTCTTGATAATATCACTTATTATCAATGTCATAACAATACAGGATTACGTTCAGCTACTGAATATAGTCCGGATATTTATCTTCATGTAAACTTTGGTGGAGATACATTTATTTCTCACTTTTATCTTACAAATACTTTACATCAAGGGTCATTTACAAAAGTAAGAATATGGGAATTTATTGTTAAAGCTCTACTTCTTGTGATTGTTATAGCCGTAGCAGTAATTGTATCTATTCTTAGTTGGGGTACTGCAACTCCGTTAATGGCACTTGCTGTAACTCTTGCTATGGGTGCTTTAGCTTTAGGAGCTACAACAGGAATTATTATAGCGGCAATAAATACATTTTCTAATGAAATGGCTAATCCTGAATTTTTAAATATCATTTATGATACAGCAACATCTACAGCAGTTTACAGAGATGATACTTTTCTCAATATGATGTATCATGGACATGGCATGTGGATTGAAAGTGATATTAATGTAGGATTAAGAGAACCTGCTACCTTTGGATATAAAGGATTATTGGAAGTTCATACTCAAAGTGCTATTACTTCTTATTGTATAAATAAAGTTCTCAAATATGTAGAAAGTGAAGGAAGATATCTTTATTCATTTGCTATCAGACCTGAAATATATAAAATAAACAAAGATTTTATGAGAATGAATAAGGAAAAAGTATTCTTTACATTACTATCAACTTATGATTGTTGTTCAAATTGTTTAGAATCTTTTCCTAACAAAACATTTTATTCAGAGAGAAGCTTTCTTGAAGAGAAATTTGACAGTTATGGAAAAATTCTTCCATTGAATTATATTACCATACCGGGAGATACAGGTGAGATTACCAATATATTCACTATCTCTAATGCTCTTTATGTTCATACTAAAGATGGACTGTGGTATATACCTCAGAATGTGCAGGAACGTCTCACAGGTGATGTTATATCATTGATTGGAACAGGTGGTTTTTTCGATTCTACACCTCGTAGGATACATGATACTGAAATGGGAGCTGCCGGATGTACTCAGAAGCTTGCTACAATGAAGACTAAACACGGAGTCTTCTTTATAGATTCAGAAGAAGGTGAACCGTATCTTATGAACTTTTCTTCTCAGACAGGAACTCAGATAAAAAGTCTTACTGTAGATAATGGTATGCAAAAGTGGTTCAGAGAAAATGGAAGATTCTTTCTCTATGACCAAATGTACAGACTGAAAGGAATAAAAATTCCTACTGCCAATCCTACAAATCCAACTAACGGTATAGGGTTTATTGCAGCTTACGATTATCAGAACAACCGGTTCTTACTTACAAAGCGTGATTACAGGTTAATTGATGAAAGTGCTACACAACAAAAAGCTTTCGATATACTTGACCATGATTTTACCGACCCTGAAGTATTTGAGAATAAATCATATACAATCAGTTACTCACTTGATACAGGTGCTTGGACTAGTTTCCACAGCTATTTACCATTAATGTATATCTATGACAGAAAGAACTTAATCAGTGTTGACCAGAAAGTAGCAAACAATCATTATTACTGGCAACATAATACAAAATATAAGTTCCTAAACTTTTACGGTGAATACAAACCTCATATTATTGACTATGTATCCAAATATTCTCCTTTAAGTACTACTATAACAGATAATATTCTCATTCAGACAGAGGCTTTGAAAGCTATAGAAGCTGATGGAAATGACCCTGAATATGTAGAACAGCGTTATATAACATTCAATAAAGCAGTTATCTACAATACTCGTCAGTCAACAGGTGAGATTCTCCTGAATCCTACAAACCTTAATCCCGATGTGGATTACATGATGCGTAGTGTGAGAAATGTTACTGGAGAAATAACTATTCGTAAGTTTGAGAAAAATTGGAGAATCAATGGTTTTAGGGATATGAGAACAGATTATGATAGGCCATTGTTTCATACTACTTGGAGTGAAATCAAAGATGAGTACTTTATTGATAAGATACCTAATGGTATAGGTATCGACCAGAATAAGGAATGGGAACAGAGAGAGAAGTTCATGGATAAATACGTTCAGATAAGACTTATCTTTGAAAATCAAAATAATATTAAGTTACTTACAAACTATACCATCGAGACTGAGAAAGACACCGATGTATAATATACACAGTTATGGCACGCAAAGACAGAATTAATAAAGGTGATAAATCTCTTGGTACATACTTAGATTCAATGTCTGCTGAAGAAAAGCGACAGATGTATATGGATATGTACGGTTCTTGGGAGAATGTTCCTGAAAGCAAAAGAACTGAAGTGGAACGGATGGAAGGAAGAGAAGACGACATAGAAACTTATGGAGCTTTGAAAATGGAATCCAAACCGGCAGGTAAAATAGTACCCACAAAAGGTACTATTCCTGAAAAAGGGATTAAAGAAATATATGATACTGGAGATACTCTTGAAGATACAGGTGAATTTGGTCAAACGACAGGTTCAATGATATCATCTATAGGACAATCTGCAGCTACTACCATAGATTTTATCTCCAATGTAGTTGATGGCCCTGATAAGGAAACAAACTATTTTGCAGATTATGCAAATAGGACTCTTGCAAAAATTAATGAAATAAAAACATTTGCAGGAGTTACTCGAAAAATGAAACTTGCAGATACTACAATGGCTGAACGAGGAGCAAGAGCTGCAAATCGTGGAACTGCAAGAGGTATTGGAAGTTTAAGAGCACTCGACCTTGGTGTTCATATTGCAGGAATGAAAGAACGTAGAGCTATTGAAGGTGAATTTGCAACAGATGTTACAAAGACTCTTGGAATGGAAGCTGATACTCTATTGAATCAAGATTCTGTAAGAATGGGTGCAGAAACGGACAGAGCTGAAAAAGAACAAATGAACAGAGATACTTGGAAAACTAACTTTAGTCAAAGTCTTATGAACATTGGTTCTACAGCACAAAACATTGGACGTAATATGAATACTGAAAAATCAGAAGAAATAGGATGGGGTATCGCAAAATCTTCAAGCAAATTTGCTAGTGAAGAAGAAATCGAAGAATTCTATAAATGGAAATACAGCAAACCACAATAAATACATACTACAATGTCAGGAAGATTTTATAAAACAGCAAGAGCACAACACATGGATTATGCTATGAAGTATCCATCAGAGTTGTTATTTAAGGCTATTGCCAAAAAAGATGCTGAAATTGACCAAGAAATTCAGAGCACTGAGCAAATCAGGCAAGGTTTGATGGCACAGGAAGCTAAAGCTAAGGGTTCTTTGGGAAGAGGTATGTATCCTCAGCAAGATGAAGAAGACTATAAAGCTGAAGTTGGCGGTTTTGAAGCTGAGATTGGAGAAATTACTCAATCTATCTATGATGATGCATACGGAAAAAGTAGGATGAGAGAAATTTCTGATGTCAGAAGTAGAGTTGCAGCCAGTATGACAACTGGAAATCTTGCAATGTTTAATAAGAATTTTAATGCTGGTAGAGATTTTCTTGAAACCAATAAAGATATCGACCCGGCAATAGTAGCTGCAGCTTATAAAGAAGGCATTGATAATTGGGGTAAGACAATTGATGACAAAACAGGTGAATACAGGACTCTCAAATTCAGAGATAATCTTCAAGATGCAGACATTCCGAATGAGGCATATGATTGGGCAAGAGGAACGAGTAATACTTTGGGTACAGCAAATAGAACTGCTTTAACAGAAGCCAATCTGAAAAATGACAGAGACGTTATGAGAACATTGTGGCAGAATGCAGAACTTGGTCTATTACCTATTACAGAAGGTACAGGAAAAGATATGAAAGTAATAGCTCCACAAGATGCATCTGAAGAACAGATGAGAATTGCTATTGACAAAGAAATTAAAAGACAAGCAGACCTTGCTGTTGCAACTACAATGAAGTATGAAAAAGTAAGTGGTAAAAAACCTAAAGAAGATAAAACTGTATATGCTCCTGACAGGGCTTATATCTCACCGGAGGGAACAGGTCTTACAAGACAAAGTGTTGCAGGACGGGCAATTGAACTAGGAAGAGCTAACGGAGCAACTTCAAATGAAGAAGCAATACAACTTTACAAACAAGAAGTTGACAAACTGCTTGCTTCAGGAAATGTTACAAGTGGAGCACAGTATTTTGAACTAATGATGAAAAGTGCTGTATTGGAAGAATACATTACAATAGGAAAAACACTATTATCAGCAGACAATATTCCAACAGACAATCCCAATATAATAAAGATAAGTAAAAGAGAACAATATTTCGATGCACTTACTGCTAATAATACAATTCCTGTTGTTGGTGGGTGGGGCGACAGATTTGAGAAAGAGATTTATACTCAAGCTGTTAAATCTGTAAATAATTTTATCAAAGATAAATCAAGATTTAATAATACACCTTTGGAAGATAATATGGGAAGATTCAATGGAAAAAGTCCTAATGATATGATTGACTCAGGTGTAATAAGACCTTTGATTGAAAACCCAAAGTATATTAAAGCTATAAAAGAAAAACTTTTTGATGACTATGCTGTAAATGTAGATAATATGAAGCTTTCAAAAAAGAATGGTAAACACATACTTATATTGTATGCTGATAAAGGTTATATCGACAGCGATGAAAAACTGGAAAATAAACTTAATTCTTCAGGATATGACGTAGAGGAAATGAGTTCTCCTTCTGATGTACCATCTTATAGAATTGAAGTACCATTGCCAGAATTGGTAGTATCTGCAACAGAATATGAAAATTTTGAAATCTTGGATGCAGAACCTATTCCTACACTTACAGTTAATTCTAAAGGTGGAAACTATTTTCGCAAACCTGCAGTACTTGATGGTGAAATTATTGACTTGTATATAGATGCAGAAGCTGTTGGAGACAATGATTATCTTGAAGCTGAAAATGCTGAAAAAATGGATAATTATCTTTCTACATTACATTCTGAAATGCGTGCTGAACAGAAAGCAAAAGGATTACCAGAAAATTTCAGATTTACTTTGATTGAAAATGAGAACTCTATTACAGGTATAACAGTTACTTCACAAGGTTTTGTAGTATCCGAAGTAACAATAGATGAAACTACCGGAAAATCCACAGAGAAAGTAATGTCATTGGAAGATTCAAAAAGAATTTTAATGGGATTTATGTATTTGTTACCACAAAGCTATGAAGAATAAGGACAAAGACCCAACACTTAAAAATACAGATGGAGCAATTCCTATGAACGAACAGGAAGTAAATGCTTTTATTGCTTCTAAAAAGCCTATGATTATGCGAGGTAAAAGAAGTGAAGAAATACCTCCTGCAGAAGTTTCTATGAAGCCTATGATTGACTCTCGTATAATGACTAATGATTATATGAGTATTCCTATGGATAAAAGAGTACCTAAGTTTGACCCAAAGGTTCTTGAACAATTGAAAGGAAGTTTTGATGAATCAAAAAGTGCTTATAACGAACTTTTATGGAATAAGGCTGAAGCAGAAGCTAAAGCTAAAACTAACGACTCAGGAAACTGGTATGATGCTTATTCTAAGGTAATCAAAGAAGGAGATGCCTTTGACTGGTTATCTGTTCCTCAATGGGCAATAGCTCATATAGAAACATTGGATGTTATCGGTTCTAGAACTGCTGCAAAAGTGTTTGGTGGAGAGGAAGAAGACTATGGTATTCCTGAAAAAGTATTCAATGTAGCAAAAAAGTTTGCTAGTGCAGAAGCTAACATAAAAGCAATTATAACTGGTGACATTGCTCGTATACTGGATGTTGCTGATTGGAGAGTTACAAATATTATTCCTACAAAACAGAGTGCTTATGCTTTTTACAGAGATGTAATAGGAACATTGAAAAGACATGGTGAGAATCTTGAAGCAACAGAATTCATGCAAAATCTCAATGAATCTCTTTATGAGTATCTTGATGAAACACCTCAGAAAGTAATTCCTTGGTCAGATAAAAAATGGGAACAATATAATGCTGAAACACAAAGAATAAGAGAAAAAGGAGAAGCTACAGACTTCTATGGATATTTGAAGAAAATGGATAAAGCTTTTGAATGGCTTGATGACTGGATTGGAGATGAGGAAACAAGCAATTGGTTTACTGATTTAACAGATGCTAGTCAAAGTTCAAGGACTACGAGAACTGACTTAGTAACAGAATTTGCATTAGATAATGATGTTCCTTATTGGAGTATGGATGGTGCTAATTGGACTATAAACAATGGTGTAAATACACAAACTTCATTGACTGCTTTTGCTATTGAAGGTATGATACCCGGAGGACTTTTTGCAAAAATGAAAACGATTCCTATGCTTGTTAGAGGTGCAAAAACAGCAAAGGAAGCTCAGAATATGATTAGAGTAGGAAATGTTATTTTAAACAACAAATTTACTAGAGGTTTATCTTCTTTTTCTAAAAATACTTTAGTACCAACCATGAAAACTGGAATATCAGGTGCTGTACCTGCAGGAAGTGAAGTAGGACAAATTGGAAGAGATGTTGAGAGACAAGCTAAACTTATCTACGCTGAAAAATATGGTGGAGAACTTTGGAAACAACATTGGGAAAGGCAACAACAGATTTACTTTCGTCAAGCTCAAAGAGAAGGAAATGAAAAAGAAGTAATGTCTAGGATGCAACAATATGAAGTTGAAGAAGTTGAAAGATTTTTTGTTGAAGTTCTGAAAGATAAAGAAACCTATAATAAAATTGTAAAACAATCAGCTCATGCAGCAAGAATTGCGATAAAAGGGAATTCTCCAATGTATTTTATGAATTTTCCATTTGGTATGGCCCTTAATAATATGAGTGCATTTGCTAAACGTATGAGAGTAGGTTATAAGAACCTTGCAGGTGGAAGTATAAGTACAAGAGCTGCATCAGTAAAAAACCTTTCTGTCGGGAAAACTATGAAAGTATTAGGACTTGAAATGGCTTCTGAGTCATTGATTGAAGAAGGATGGATAAATCCTTGGGGTGAATGGAGAGGAATAGCTTATGCTAAAGGAGAAACTCTTACAGGAGATAAATTCTCTGACAGACTTTGGGAAGGTGAACTCTTAGAGTCTATGCTTTGGGGTGCAGCCGGAGCTTTAATGATGGGTGCTCCTCAAGCAGTATCATATAGGTCTAACAAAAAGGCATACAAACATTACATGGAGAAGTATAATGAGTATGTAGAATCTCTTCCTGAAGATGCAAAAAAAGCATTATTCAACATTATTACTTCAAATTCTTCAACTTTCAAACAAGCACAACTTGAACAAGAAATCAAAGAAGGTAATGCAGCAGGACAAGATACAAGAGCATTAAATGCATTAATACTTCGTTCTCAAGCTCTTACAGCTTTCAAAACAGGTATGACAGAACAACTGTTAGATATATATCAACAAATAGCTAATACTTCAGAAAATGTTGACGAAAAACAAGCTGCACAAGATATTATTGCTGAGATTCTTGAACTTGAAAAAGTATACATTGATACTCAAAAATGGGAAGATAATTTAGCTGTCTTTGATATAGTAGCTGATATAAAAGCTAATAGTAAAGTAGCTCTTCAGAATGACATGATAATTGAAGCAGAATTGAAAGCTGCTGCAGTAGAACAACTTGAAGCTGGAAAAAAAGCTTTCGAAAATGCTGACTATTATTTTGAAGAAGATGGTACTTTAAAATTTACTGGTAAGGATGCTGATGCCTTCCGTGACAGAATGCTAGTAAAACCAAAAGTTAAGCATGTATCAAATTATAATAAAGCAATACTTAGCAATGCTGATATAACTCAAGAATTAATTGATTCTGAAAACCAACTTAAAGATGTAACATCTGACCAGTATCAGCGTGATGTACGTGTTGCTAAAAAAGTAGAACAGAAAGTTGCCAAAAATTTTCCTGATTTATTCTCTTCTGAAACCGGTAACGAATTCCGTCAGAAGATGAGTGCAATATTCAAAGGAGAAAAACTCAGTAAGAAGCGTGAAGCTATATTATACAAGAAATATAAGAATATGTATAATGGCTTTAAAAAGTCAAGACAACAAAATAGCATGGCCCCTAAAGGTTATGTTCCTATTGTAAGCAAAAACAAGTTGATTCATCGTCAGACACAAAACATTGCCAAAAAATTTACCAGAAATAGAAAAGCTGACAAAAATGTTGATGAAGACGCTGCTCCTATCAAAGTTACACCAGACGATGAAAATTATGCCAAAGCAGAGGTAAATAAGTGGATTAATAATCGCAAATCTGCAGGAGATACTAATCTAACCTTTGATAGGATGATTAGGGATTATCTTGGCTTAGATGAAAAACAACTTACTGAAAATGAACTTGATTCAAGAAAAGAAGATACTGAAGCAATGTTTGACATGCTGGAATATGGCTGGAGTAAAGGTGGTCATGGAGAAACTAATGGAAAAGAAGTATATCAAGAACATTTTGTAGAGGAATTTTCTACAGAGAACTCTCTACAGCGTTTCAGAAACAGGATTAAAGGAAGGACTGTAAAAGCAGAACCTAAAGAAACTACTCCTGTAAAACAAGAGAAAGAAGATGAAATTACAGAAGAAGAGTCTGATATCATTGATGAAGAAACAAAACAGGAAACAAAAGAAGCTATAGAAGCAGGTGAAATTGTTAATGAAGAAAAAGAAGAAGCTGAAGAAACAGTGAATAGTTTAGGTAGATATATTACACTGAAATTCAAAGCTTATAAATCCGCACCTATTTCACTAATGACTGGAATACGAAAAATAAAAATCTTTCGTGTCAAAGATTCTAACATTGATGGTGTAAGACTTTTTAATGTTAAGAAATTCAAAAAAGGTGTAAGACTGGCTTTAAAAATTACTACTGAATCGGATTATAACATTCCAATTGTTTATAGAATAAATGGAGAAGAACAGAAATTTGAAAAGACATCTAAGAGTGATTACGGAGGTTTTTTTGAAAATAAATACGGAAGAATAACTCATTTCAGATACAAAAATATAACAGTCGAAATTGAAGGAGAAGGATTTAAGTTCAGTCAAGTTCCAACTGAAGTTGGCCCTGATGGTAGATTGCAAGATGCAGTAGAATATAAGTCTTATGACCATAGAGAACCGGGAACTGTACTTAATGATGAAAAAAATCCAAATACAAGACATCATCAGCATAAAGTCACTGATGACTTTTTTGTTGTGAATGATGGAGATTTCAGTGCTCTCAATAATCCTAATGTACATGAAGTCAGAGTAAAACGCATTATAAACAATCCTTCTAAAGAAGGAGGAAAGTCTTATATTGAACTTACTATTGTTGATAAAGATGGAAAAGAAGGAAAATTACGAAAAGTTGAAGTTGAAAATGACAGAGAACAGAATGTACCTATGGGTGCTGCAGATGAATCTGACGGAGCTATGGTTGCTTGGATTGATACTTATCAGACTCTATTGCTTGATGATACGCATGATGAAGCAGCCATCAGAGCTGCACAGAAGAACACTATTGCTTTTCGTAAAGATGTAGTTAATGGTAAGAAAAAAACAGCAGCTATTCATGCCAATGCTCCTATCGGTAATCCTCGCTTTGATGAGATGACAGAAAGTACCAGTATTGCTGAACAAGACCCCACAGCTATTCTCGGTCAAAGAATTAGGGGTGTTATAAGGATAGGCACTGAAGTTTTTGAGAATAAGAAAAGGAAAATTGTAAATAAAGATGAAATTCTTAATGAGAATGTAGATGCAAAAAGTCTTCCTATTGATATCAGATTTATAGGTATTAATGAAAATGGTGTGGAACTGTATGCTGCATTTTTTGCACATGGACTAGAGAAAGGAGCTAAGCAAGATTCTGTTGGTAGTGGTAATATATTGTGGGTACTGCGTGCTTATATTACAAAGTTTGATACTGAAGGTAAACTCAACCATATTATTTCACCTAAGACACGTAAAGCTATTACTGAAAAACTGCATACTATTACTAGTGGATATCCTATTTCCGATTTCAGGGGAGTAAAAGAATATCTGAATAACTTCACAATTATGGATGTTCCTTCTGATGTGAAGTTGGATAAGAAGATGAATAAGACAAAATTCATGACTTATGTAAACTCTTCGAAAATTGCACCCGGTCAACCTGTTCTGATGATGAATGGGCCAGTAATATTTTATGCTATAAAAGGAGAAGGAATTCCTACAGGTGGTGTAAACGAAGATGGTAGTCCTAAGACTACTAAGATGATAAGTATTTATCTGAGTGAAAGTAATTTTAATGCTAAAGAACTTGAAACATTATTGACAAGTATTGAGACTAAAGCTTCTTCGTTTAAGAAGAGTTTCAATTCAGAATATTCTCGTAAAGAAGGAAAGATTGCTACATTCGAAAAGAACGGTATAATAAATGAAATGGATTATACTGAACATCAGAGAAATAATCTTACAACAAATATAAAAGCTTTTGAGGAAACATCAGGAGGAGAGACCTTTTATGTAACAGCAACAAATACATCAGTTTCTATTGATACCAATCAAGAAGGAACTGCTCAAGCTGTAGCTCAGACACCTAGTAAAAAAGAAGAAATTATAGGTTTACAGATGGAAACCTTATCTGAGGAACTACCTGAAAGTAAGACCACTGAAGAAGCTATCGAGGACAATAAAACTCCTGATGAAATAAAACTTCTCATCGAAATACGTAGAGCATTAGGACTTTTAGGTTCAAAGAAGATTAATAAGTTATTTGCAACGATTGACTTAAGTGAAGACTTCTCTTTAATCAAAGAGGCTTTGAATACACCTGCCTTTTTTCATACTGTACCGGGTGTAAATCCTTTACAGAAAGAACAAATTGTACTTACCGTAGTAAATGCCATTATCAATAGTGGGAAAAGTCTTACAAAAGAGAATATTCAAGAAATGATTAACAACGGTTTTGTTAATCAAATAGTTGAAGGTAAAAGTAAATTTCAGAGTTTGATTGACAAACTTGATGCTCTTATTGAAAGTGGCTCTGAAATTGAGAGTCTTGTAGAAATTTCTCAGGAACTAAAAGACAGTATGAAAATATTTGATACTGTAGAAAAGAACTGGAAGAAGTTTGAAGATGACATCAGAGTACAATTATACAAATATGCAGGACTTGATGAAAATCAAGCTATTAGTGAACTTGAAAATCATCATGAAGGCCAAGACAGGATTTTTGACAAAGAAAGTACTGAACTTGTAAGTAAAAATACTCTTCCTGAAGAAATGAAGAAGTTCTTTGCTGGTATTGAAAACTGTTACACTGATGGTACTGTTATACAAGGATTTTTAGGTGTACCAACTTATGTACCTTTCGATGTAGCAATCAATATTGTTACACGCATCATTGGAAGCAATCCTAAAGCAGGAATGACCTTTGAAGATGTAATTAAAATTCTTGGAAGAGAGAAAGAAGCTGTTCCATTTTTAGGAAATGTTATTTCTAAGCTCAGTGACCCAAAAATTATGACTGAGCAGATAAAGAACAGATTTATGACTCACATGGTTAAGCATAATATGACCATGCAATATGTTCAATATAAGTATGATAGAAAGAGTAAGCGTTATGAACTCAGAGTATTTGATACCAACTCTTCACAGGTAGAAAAAGTAATATTCAGAGAATGGATGAATGGTGTAAAAGCTTCTAAACTTGTAAGAGTTGATGAAGATTCACGGGACTCTATGATTAATAAAGATGAAGCACAAACACTTCATACTGAATTTCGTGAAATGGTTGAAAGTATTAACAAAGACAATAAAACAAATCAATTTGTAAAATGGCTTACTAAAAATCTAGCTGGTAAGGATTATACAAAACAAGAAATACTTAAAATTCTTACACAAACTAAGAAAAGTGCTTTTACAGAACAAGTAAGTGAAGCTATTGACAGAAATCTTGATGAAAACAAAACCTTCTCCAAAACAGAACTTATTGAATGGTTACCTACATCCGAGTTCTCAAATGAAAGACTTATTAACTGGTTAGCAAAATTCAATATTGTACTTTCAAACAGAACTATAGAAAGCCTAAAAGTCAACGGATATGTTGACCATAAGGGTCAAGAAGTAAACTTCACTTCAATGTTTGAGGAATCATCCAAATCAAGTGGTGTATTTGGTGGAATAGCTTACAAACTTTCAGAGTATATCAATACCAGTGAAGGCAGGAAAATTAATATCACAGAAGACCCTCAAATGCATCCTTTCAGAAGCATTGAAACTTCATTAAAGTCATTAGCTAAAGAAGAGGGCCGTTTTAGTAGCAGGGCAGTTACTATCTCATTCAGAGATGCAGGAAAGAGTTATTCTGGATTTGTACCACCCAAATTTGCTACAGACCGGATTGACGAACTTAAAGAAGATACTGATACAAGAAAAAATCTTCAAAAAGACCCATATTCTTCAAATAGTATGCTACTGAAATTACTGACAGGAGATTATGGTACTGAAATTCAAGAATTACTTAGAGTAGTTCATATAGGTGGTTCTGCAATGCGTAAAGCAGGAGAAAGCAATCCTACTGGAAATAAAAATGCTATTATTAATCTTGCTGATGGTGACCAAGAAATTACAAGACAAGGCTTTTTTCAGGATACAAGGCAAGGTAAAATTTCAGTCAGCAATACATATAATGGTTTGAAATTACGTATTGCAAATATGTTCTTTCCTACAATGAGTGATAAGAAGCAGATATTAACAATGACAATGCCTGTTCTCGACCTTACCTCAAAAGAAATAGGATATAAGAATAATGAAGTACAAGCTAATGATGCAGTAAAAGAAGCCTTATTCCAACAGCTTGTAGTTCCTGAACTTAAAAGAATTATAGCATTTCATAGAGGAGGTGGACAGGAAAATAATATTGAAGGAGTTGATTTAGCTTCTCAAGTATTTTTAATGATACCTCAACTTAATGAGTTAAAAATCGGTAACCGAAGACTTATAGAAGTTCTTGTTAGTTTGCAGGATAAAGAGATAGCAAAGACAATGAAAGATGATGTTATTACAGATGACATTAAAGATGAGGCTATTAAAATTATTATGAAAGTTGTTACCAAAGAGGTAAATAACAAGATTCAGAACTGGAAAGACTCAGGAATTATTACCGAAAAAGGTAATCCAGAAATGCTTAATGATGAGTATTTCAATCCTGATGATGGTGAAAGAAGGTTTGTTGATAATAAATCAGAGCTTGCTGCAACAGACTTTGTAATCAATAGTCTTATATCATATTCCAACATGTTTCAGACTGTTGGAGGCGATATTGCATATTACTCTCAAGATAAAGCCTTTGATAAATTTCCAGTGGATGTAGAAACTATTAAGAGATTTAAAGAAATTGATGAAATTGAATACGGAGCTGTAATAGAGCAGATTGAAACTCTTTATAATACCGGAATTATAAATAAAATAGCTTATAAACATCTGAAAGAGACTGTTAAGCCGCTTCCTTATATGGGAGATAACAAACAAGCTTACATAGACTTGACTAAAAATATCGGTACAAATCTAGGAAAACGTCTCGCATTAATGCTTGCACCCGGTTTGAAACCTTATGGTTTGGATACCAATTACAGGCAACTGTTTTTAAAAGACTCTGTAGATATTGCTGACAATATGGAGTATATCGTTGAACTACATTATGGTGAAGATGGAGTAAAAAGGTTCAATGAGATAATGGCTATGGATACTACCGAAGAAAATAAAGAGGGATTTATAAAAGAGGAATTTCCAACTATTAGTGCATTCTTTGCTGTAGATTCTACTGATGCTCAAGAATATACAACAGCAAAAGAGCATCTTGATATTTTATTTGCATTGGGAAGAATATCAGAACAAGAGCATAAAGACTTTACAGCTAAAGCTGAAGACCAGTATCGCAATGGTGTTACGAAAAGAAATAAACTTGAAGATAAAGAGCTTAGAGTTATTTTTCAACCAATGAAACCTGTATATACAGGTTCTCATTTTGATGGACAAAAAATGAGAATGATGTATATTAAAACATCAGCTTATCCATTACTTCCTCAAGTAACTGCCGGTACAGCATTGGAAGACCTCAGAAAAGTTATGGATGAGGTACAGTATGGTAAAGAACTAGGTGGCATGAATGTAAGAGCTACTTATAAAACAGGTGCAAAAGTAGGAGCTACAGTAACAGAAATTGACCCATTTGCTGTTGATAACAAAGGCAACTTAACTGTAGGAAAACTTACTGTAGATGAACTTGAGAAATCATCAGTAACTCTTGATAGAAGGAATTTCAGAATTCAGCAGGATGTACCTTTTCATGCTCTTGGAAGTGAAGAGAAAACAAGTGTGGTATCAATTGGTACTCAGTTGATGAAACTGCTCTTTGGTGACGGAGTAACAGATATTCAAGGTTTTCAATATGGAAAAGGGAAACCTAAGTCTGGAAAGGAACTTCTTAAAACATATAATGAAACTTTTGGAGAACTTACTGACCACCTCAAACAGGAACTTTATGATGAACTTGGATTAAACTCAAATGGACAACCTTTGAATCCTGAGTACTTTATGTCACAACTTTCTCTTATGTTACAAAGGGAAGCCAAGAAGAGGAATTATCCTCAACAAGATATTGATGCTCTTGAGATTATAGATGTAGGTGATAGAAAAGGTGGAATTTCAGGATTTATATTCAGGAATCCTCTTTGGATGTCTTCCAATGCAATGCGTTATGAGTCTTTACTCAATTCATTGATTACCAATAAGTTAATAAAACTTAAGATGCCCGGTTATGCTTATGTTGCCGGGTCACAGAAAGGATTTGAGACTGCACATAAGGTAAAAGATGAAGAGACTGCTTCAAGAATAATTTATACGAAGCATTACAATTCTAAAACAGGACTTATTGCAGCTCGTAAAGGAAAGAAAGCTCAAATACTCATTCCTTCAAGGTTTAGAAACAGCAGAGGTGAGCTGATTGACTTATTTGAAGGAACTATAGATGCTAATAATAATGAAAGAAATCAAGGTAAGTACGTCAGAAAAGTAAATGGTGTATGGCAACTTAAAGAAAAAATGATTGATGGTGAACTTCTGGATGTTACATCATTCAGAATTCCAACTTCTTCTCATGTATCTGCATCTCAAGTAGAAATTGCAGGATTCCTTCCACCTGAAGCGGGTGACCTTATGATTGTACCTAAAGAATTTGCTGTACAAAAAGGACTTGATTATGACATTGATAAGGAATTTTCTTACAATTTATGGCACGCAACTGATGAAAATGGAAGAATTGTTGCACTAAATGAACACATTGACATTGATAAAATAAGTTTTAAGCTTGATGAAGCCAGAGAAGAACTCAGACAAATTAGAATTGGTGATGCAAATTTCTACGAAAAATTAAAAGAAATTGAAAATCTTCCTGAAGATGAAGTAAATAACAAACTTGAAAAAGCTCTTGCTGCTATACTTAACAGTACAAAATATAAAACTACTACAGTAGAAGATGTAGTAATTCGAATAAAAGCATTACAAAAAATAAGGAAAAAATATCTTGAGAATGAGATTGTAAGAATACACTCTGCAGTAATGGGTAGTGATAATCCTGAAGTACAACGTAGGATTAACAAGGTGCTTTCAATGGATTATGCTTCACAACAGGCTGAAAAGCTTCAAGATGAAGATGCTGAATTCAATACACTTTTATCTGATGAATATCAGACAAAGAAGATGAACTTAGGTGCTGTTGGTCAGATGGCTATTGGGGTCTATTCTAACTTTGTAGTATTCAATTCACTTCTCCAACAGTCTTCATCTAACATTTCAATCAATGTTGGTGATGCCGGACTTACAATAGGAAATTATAAGTCTGATGGTAAACTAGGAAGATATACCAATATCTTGTCTTCAAATACTAGCAAAATAATTGTAGATATTATCAATTCCAAAAAAGGTCTGCAAGAAACCAAAACTGCTCAAATTGAAAAACTCAAAGAAGGTTCTCTTACTTATTATGAAATTAGTGAAATAGTAAAAGACACTAAGATATTCATAGATGAGGAGGGAAATCGTACAAGTGAAAAAGAAGGTGGTATTGAAATAAATATTATGGATGACATAAGAACTACCTCTGAAGCATTTGCAGAACGTCAGAATACAGCTACTGACAATGAGAAAGAACAAATCTTGGGCCGGGTAGGTGTGAACTCTGGAACTATCAATGTAGATAGCATTCTTACTTTACTTGGATTTGATAAGGGTGAATATGTAAAAGATGCTAATGGAGAGTTAGTTTTAGATAAAGCTCGCAAACCTATAAGGATGTCCATATCATATCTGTTAATTTCTCAACCTATTGTAAAAGAGTATATTAAGCGTAAACAGAATAGAACTGCGAAAATCAATAAAATTTTTCCGACAAATGAAGAAATGCTTGCTGAACTTATTGATGAATTTGGCGGAATGGATTCTTTGAAGACAGATGATATATTGACTACTCAAAATATGTATGATGCTGCTAAAAACGGTGTTGATAATGGTATTCAACTTAATGCTTTATTTATGTTCTTAAGAATTCAGGAATATAGTATGAGTTTAAGTGCTACGCAACAACTAGTAGGTATTATGAAGAATGGTCTTGATAAATCTCTGTTTAATACAACATATTTGTATGAACTATTAAGTAATATAGCCTTCGATGAGAATTTTGAGAACATTACAGATATTATTGGAGATTTTAAATTTGGTGACCAAAGTAGGAGATGTATTTATAAGACCTACAACTATGATGGGCCATCTTATTGTTAAAGGTATTACAACAGGACATGCTCTTTCTCTTGAAACAAACAATATAGGACAACCATTATTTCCTTATACTAATGATAGTGTAGAGCATGTAATGAATGAAATAATGAGAATGACCAAAGCAACTCAATATGGTAAGAATGAAGCTGTTGAGTTCAAAAATACTATGATGAAAGGTATTCGCAAGTTTATCAATAGTGGTCAGGAAAGTACTATTATAAATGGAAATACTGAAGGACAACGTAAAAGACTGTTTTTGGAACATGATGATGCTCCTTCACTAGCATCTTACCTGTTGGGTCTGAAGACAGCAAAAAACAATGTGATAACAACTAATTATTTATTGAATGATATGCTTCAATATATACCATCAAATAATGATGGTATATCAACCATATTCTTTGATAACAGTGCTGATAATGCTTTTAACGAAAAGAATGTTTATGTAGCATTCGAAAATTTGATAGCAGACCCTCAAGCTCTTCCTGATAATAAAGCAATATCGGATGAATCTATTCTTCCTAATGAACAGGGTGACTTGTATATGGAACAACAATTTGCTTTAACTTCTCATGAGATTCAATCAATGGAAAGCTTTGACAAACAAGTTATTGTCACAGCTAATAACATGGGGATGAATAAAGGTGAAACAAAGCTTTTCAAGACAAAAGATAATAATTCAAGAGGTGACCGGTATAAAGTTACTTATTTGGGCAAGATGACCAAGAATAACTATGAAGGAAACTTTGTATTGGATAGTGGACAACCAAGAACCAAATGGACTCAACAGACTGAAGAGTTTGATGCAGGACAAGAAAAATCTATATTCAGAATTGAACCTATTTATACAACTGTAGATTTAGCTGAAGACCTCACATCTTATTCATTTCTTTCAGGAGGTGTACAAGGGCCAATTGAATTTGGAAAATATATTCCTTTAAGAATGCTTGAAGAGATGGGATACACAGATAATATGAAGAATATTGACATTACAGATGGAGTAGTAATGGCAAAACTATTAGGAATGACTGCAGGTATAAGTAATTTTGCTATTCAGTTTTTTCAACATAATCCTGATACTCTTCCTTCTTTTACAAGAAAAAAGCTTAATCTTGAACAATATAAAGTAGGCAAACTCAACAATATACCTGAAGAATTAGTACCTAAGATTGAAAATGCAGATGGAACTAAGACTCCTCATGCTATGTTTACTATAAAGAATACAGTAGAAAACAATTTTAATGTATATATTTATGGTGAGTATTCAGATAACAAAAATGTTATCAGAAAAGGTTATATCAGATTACCACAAGTAGGTGTTCACGGAATGAGTGAGTATGACATTAAGAAAGTTAATGTAAACAGTATCTTGAACAGTAAAGTAAAGCCAGCTCAAGTAACTTCTATTCAGCCAGAATCAACTGAATCTACAGATGCTTATGGTATATTATCAAATAGTCCCAAAACTACACTTCAGTCTATTGCTACCAGAGATGATTCATTAGGTGAACTTGCTAAAGTTCTGATTCCTATTAATGATAAAGGATTGACAATAGGTGTTGATAAACTTATAGGTGAAGATGGTAAATACAATCCTACACAACATCATGCTACAATCTCTACAAATGTTGTACTCGGAGAAGATAGAAACAGACAAGCAGAAGTATTTTTGCATGAGTATATTCATGGTCTTACATCAAAGGAGTTTAACGAATATTTTGACCATGAAGGAAACTTCAAATCGGGTATAACCATTAATGATGTTCCTCAGCATATCAAAGATGTTTACAATATGTTTTTAGATGCCAAAGATGTCTTTGGAATTACTGATGAGAAACTAGCTCAGGTGAGAACAAAGAAGGCAGAAGAAGGAGTTTTGAATCCAGAAGAAATCTTTATTTATGGTTTCTCAAATGTTAAAGAATTTGTTACAGCTACTATGACTGAACCAACTTTCAGAGAAAGGCTGCAACAGCAGAAATATAAAGACTCAAACTTCTTTGATAAGTTTACCAAGATAATCAAAGATATGCTTAAAGCTCTCAATCCTAATGCTGAGAATACAATGTTAGATGCTGTAAGCGGAGTTATCCTGAATATGGTTATAGCAGATGTTGTTCAGGTTGAGCCAAAACAGGAAGAAACATCAGTAAACACAATGCTTAATAATATTTTTGATTATGTGGATGAGGATACTGGAGAGGTATATAGTGTAGAAGGAGAACAAGCAACTATCAGGATGCAACCTGATAATGTTACTAAGATAAAGGCTGGCACAAAGACCACTACTATAAGGAGTAAAAAAGAAGCTGATAAAATTGGTATTCCAGTAGGAGAAACTAAAGTTGTTGTATTCGAAGATGTACCATTTACTGTAACCAATAGAGGAGAACTCACAATTGAAGAAGCAGGAGGTGTTGAAGCAATGATTGCATCTGAAGATGTAGGCTCTGTTGAGAATTTCAAATTTGCTCAAACTAAAAATTGGATAAATGGAAAAGGAAAACTCTTTGTATATGATATCAGTCCTATAGCGGAAACTGAAAGTGAAAAAGAAGTTGTACGATATGTTAATACTGATACGGGGGAAATCACCTCAACTCCACCAACTAAGCCAGAACCAACTCCTGTGCCCAAAATAGTAGAACCGCCTACAGGTAAAAAAGAATTTACTTACAAAGGAGATACTATTGAAACAGAATTTCCATTGGGAAAAGAGCAAAAAGATGCTTTGATAACATTACTTTCTTTTGTAGAAGGTAATGCTACAGATAATAAAGTTGTTAAACAAGCTCTTGCTCAAAATGTAATTACTCTCCAAGGTAGTGCCGGTACAGGAAAAACTACTATTATTGGATATTTGCAGAAAATGTTGGAAAAAAGAGGCACATCTCATCTTATACCAACTTATGTTGCACCTACTCACTTTGCTACAGTACAACTTGGAATGGCAACTTTAAAACTTGGAAATAAACACCTTCCTTCTACAGTTAAAAGTACAGTATTTGCAATTGATAAAAGAGACGCTCAAGGAAGAAGAATTGGTGATGAAAAAGAATGGTTGTTTAGTGCTAAAATAAATAAGAGAATAGGAAAATATGGAGCACCTTTAATGATTGTTGATGAAGCCTCAATGTTAAGCAAAGAGGAAATTGATGGATTACAAGCAGCAGTTGAAAATAGAGGTGGAAAACTAATTCTTATGGGTGATATTGCACAAATTCCTGTTGTAGATACAAGAAAAGGTATTACGGAAAAAAATGTTTCTCCTGCTTTTGAGTTATCTAAATTTGTTCTTGATAAAGTATATCGTCAATCAGAAGGGCCACTTTTAGATTTACTTACAAAAATCAGAACCAACATTGATTATAAAAGTTACAAGACACCAAAACATGAATCTATTCGAATAGTTCCAACAAAAGAATTTGTATCATCCTTAATGAAAGACCTAAAAGAAAATGCTGAAGAAACAGTTATTATTGACTACACTAACAAAGGTGTAAAAGCATCTAATGCTTCAGCAAGACAATTGCTTGGATTTTCAGGCGAACCGAAAGTTGGAGAACAAGTAATTGGTTATGGTGGAAACAATACTAAACAAATTGAAGATGGTGACATTGCAAACAGCGTTAAATATGAAATAACAGAAATAAAAAAAGATGACAGTGGAATAATTCATATTAAGGGAAAATCTAGTGTTCTTGGTAAAATGGCTGAAAAATATGAAGGTGTATCTGAAGAGGCTGAAGGAAAATATATGCAACTGTCTTTAGATGATTCACTTGGATTTGACCTGACTGAAAAACAAATGGAAAACAATAACAGACTTCTTTCTGATATTTTTAAAGATATTGTAAATACTGTAAATGAAATTAGTGTAGCAACAGCAGCAAGAGATTGGGGACTAAAAAAACAATTAACAAATGTACTTGAAGGACATGAAAGAAGTCTTGGTTCATATGACGTTGGTGACAATTATATGTATGACATACAGAATGACAGAGTTGTAAAAAAAGATAAGAATATAATAGCACGTACACCAAAGAACTTACATGGAAAAGTGGTATTGAATAAAGGAATTGATTATGGATATGCTATTACAATTCATAAAAGTCAAGGGTTGACTGTAGAAAATGTATATTTTAATATGGAAAGTTTGAATAGAGTACCAGATTTGAAAATAATGCTTGATGGTAAACAAATAAATTCAGAGAAGAATACACTATATTATGTTGCAATGTCAAGAGCTTCAAAAAAAGTTGTAATTAATGAAAATGAAGCTTCATTTACAGATACATTTATCAGTGAAAAGAAGCCTGCATCATTTACCCCAATGCACCCTTCAGAAGGTGATTTAACAGGAACTAATCCGCCTGATTTATCTCCTGCTAAAAGACAAGAAATACTCAACAACGAATATCAGTATCTTGTTGATGATATTAATGATACCTTTGGTAATACAAATATTAACAATCTTAAATGTAGAAAATGAGTTGTTTTAAGAATAAAATAGCGAAAGAGAACTTCAAGAAGTTAACAGAAGTATTTGGAAGTAAGGACACTGCTTTAACTTTGATAAGTGCAAATAATGGATACTCATTGGAATTTGATAAAGATGGAAATCCAAGTGTTCTATTCAAGCAAATACTGGACATTGTAGGAAATAAGGAACAGGCGTTTATACTTAAATCTACAATTTATAAAAGAGCATTTTTAGATGAACCTTTTTTAAGCGACATATCAGAGTCATTTGCAGAAGACGATGCTCCTAGAAAAAAAATAACTATGGGTGTTATGAAATCTATTGTATATGAAGAAGCTATTTCAATAGGTACTACAGTCAAACCTAAAGGAGGTCATAATGATAATGTAAAAAAAGCCGGCACGAATACTCTTTATAGTGACAATCCAGCAAGAACTGCTGGTATTATTAACTCAAGATATGAACAAGATATTGCATCTGTTCAAAATGGACATGTACTTATTAATCCTAGTGATTCGTATATTGACCATATGATAAAAGTTGAAAACCAAAAACGAGCTGATGCTGAAAACTTGAGAATGATAAATGAGTTTATTCAAAATGAAGAAGAAGCTAATTATCACATACTCAAACCTTTTGATGATTATGGTAATCCACTTTTTGAAACTCAGGAAGAGATGGAAGATTCTGCTTTACCTAGAGAACTTACCCGAAGTGATAAACAAGGTGATTTCATGAAGTATAAAGAATATGTTGCTAATGATATTAGCAAACTTCAACAAAGGCTTAATGCACTTATAGGCAAGAACAAAACAACTTATGATAGAGCTGAATCTCATGCTTTAACTGAAAAAATAGCAAGAATACAACTTAGAATCAAAGAACTCAAGGAACGTAAAAAAGAATTAACTTCTACAGCAGCTGTACTTGAAAATATTGAAGGTATGGCTGCTACTGATTTGACAAGAGTACAAAATTTACTTAGTTCTAAATCAACCAGTAGAGACCTTATTGAAGCTCGTGACATTATTACATGGTATATGTCTTTGGGAGAATTTGTTGTAAAAGCAAACCATCCTTTCTTCAAGGATAGTCTGGAATATGATAATGAAAAAATGAAAAAGGCTTTTATGAAAATTTATGACAATTTCAAAGAAATGCAAGGAAAGCTTGATGATATGAATATGAAACATATCGAGGCTGCATTTATTGCTCATAGAAATATAAAAGAAGTAAAGGATGAAAAAGGAAAAATAGAAGCTTATACATTCGGAGATACCAAAATTGAAAAAGGAAATGTAATGGATTATCTTTTCGGAGATGTTCATGATATTGATAAATTATCTGCATTATTCTTAGACCCCACTCTTACTTATGATTTTAAAAGAGGAGAAGGCTTTTCAGAAAGTGTTATTCCTCAAATTATGAGTAGTTTGTTTGTTGACAGGATTTCAGAAAAAATGGCTTATGGTCAGGAAAAGATGGCTATTATAGATACCTTATTTCATAAACTCAGAGGTATAATCAAAGGTGACTACTCTATATTTTATCAGAAGGATTCCAGAGAATTTCAAACAGAATTTCTTATAAATCCTTTCAAATCGGAATGGTTCAGTTTGAAAACCTCAATTGAATTGGATGAAGAAAAAAGATTTGAAAGAATAAGAAAAGATGGTGAATTTATTGATATACGCAGACTTCCTGAAGTTAAAGAAGCATTCAAAAATGCAGGATTTGGTTTTAGATTTACTAGTGATGTTGATGCAAAAAGGTATTCTGAAAGACTGAAAGCAAAAATAGGTGCAGGTACTGGTAAAGAGAATTATGAATACAAAAGGATTGTTGACTCTCAAATAAAACTTATTGACCAGTTTACATTTGAAAGAGCAGCATTTGTTAAAGAAAGATTTCCAGAAAAAACTGTTGATGATTTATCTCCAAAAGAAAGAGAAATTCTTGAACAATATGATTTGGAAAATAGTCCTTTTCATGTATTTAATGTACCAGAAACAAATCAACATTCTCATATAGTTGATGGAGAAGTTGTACAAATAACTCCAAATGCAAAATTCAACGAATTTATTCCTAATAATGAAAACATAGAAAAATATAAAGACCCAAGATTTGAGACAATTAGCGATAATTCTGAAATGTACAGATTATGGAATGAAGTAAGTGAAGTATTATTATATGTAAACAATGTTTTAGCCAGTGTAGGTCAAGACAGAGTTACATTCAACTCTTTACTTGCTATGGAGAAACAATTTCGGAAACAAATAGGTAGAACTGATTTACCTCTAGGTTCTATGGTTAAAAATGCTCATAGTAAAATAGTTGGAAAAATTATAAAAGGATTAGGTGTAAAAGAATACGAGTTTACCGGAAAAGAAAATGATGAAGAATCTATCAATTATGGTAATATGAAAAGTACTAAAGTACTTGTTGATAGAAAAAACGGTAATTATCAGAGTATGCTCAAGACTTTTGAAATGACTATTACAGATGGTATAAAAATAAAGACTTTAACATCGAAAAAAGATATTCCTAACAATGCAAAGGTGACCATAACAGATGAACTTGTTGATTTTCTGAAAAAAGTTATGATAGAAGAAGACTTCAATGAGTTTATAAAACTTAAAAATAACAGTTATGATTTCTTAAAAAAAGCAATTCGTACTGGTGCAAGACGAGAAATTATTGACCAGCATCGTATGGATTTACCCAAGGTATTACGTCATTTTATTTCTCATGCTATAAGAGTTGATGCCGCTAATGAAGTTGCACCTACTATCTTACTTATGCAGAACTATTATAATCAATTAACAACACCAAATATTAAAGACAAAAGAGGCAAAGTTGTAAAAGAAGGAGGAGAACAAAGAATTCGTGGAGAAAAAAGAGTCGACCAATGGATTGAAACTGCCGTAAAAGGTAATTTTGCTGAAAAAGGAGCACCAATAGGAAAGAAAATGCTGACTCCTGAAGAAAAAAAAGAAAGAAAATTCCTCAAAGAACTTGCACAAAGACTCAAAGATGAAAGAGAAGCTAAACACAGAGGAGAAACACTATCAATACCTTCAACTTACGAAGAATCTATTCAAGAAAGAATGGAAAATTTGGGAAGAAAATTCGATATGATGTTACCATTCAAAGTAGCTCATCCTATTATTATGTTCATGGGTATGGCTTTTAACTTTGTGTCAGGTAGTCGTAATGTAGCTTATGGTATAATTTCCAATGTATTCCACGATGCTGTTGGTGATTTATGGACAAGAGGTAACTCATTAAGAGTTGTAAACTTTGTAATGGGTAAAGGTAGAAAACAATTCTATTTACGACAACCTCTTAGAGGAAAAGCAGATATTATGCATCACAAACGTCATGGAAAAAATCTTGTACTTGCTGAAATGTTTATAGATAGGTCTAAGATTATTCAGGACATGCGTAATGAAAAGCAAAGAGCTAGTAACCGTTTAGGTAAAACTACAGGTAAGCAAAAGTTTAATCCTTATTACCTCTCTATTACAGCTCCTGAATGGCGTAATCAAACTATTACAATATTATCAACTTTAATGGATGAAGAAATCATTGATTCTCATGGAAATAAATCCAAAATATTTAATGGTAATGAATTTCTGATTTATAATGAAGTTGACGAAGAAGGAAGAATAAAAGGTACTTCTTATACTAAGATTGTAGATGGAAAAAAAGTTAAGAAAAAAAGTAAAGGTGGAATATTACAACTTAAACCTGAATTCAGATATCAAGCTGATGGTATTACAGAGAATACAGAAAACATCAACAATTGGGAAAAAATGTCAGGTGGTGATTACAGAGCTTTCAGAGAGAATGCTGTAAGTAATGTAAAGATAGTACATGGTGACTATTCCAATGTAGCAGGTATCCCGATAAAGAATACCCAATTTGGAACATATTGGATGATATTTTTAGGATGGTTGCCTGCTATGATATGGTCTTATTGGGGACATGGCCCTAATCTTGCTGCAGGCAAAATAAGACATAGAAGTGTTATGAGGAGTGCCAAACCAATAACAGCAACTTTATTTACAGCTTCTCTTACAATGGGGGCTTTTGGTTTAACAACTTTTGGTTGGCCTCTAGCAATAGGTGCAGGAGCAGCATTGGTTGCAGGAATAGTAGCAGAAGCAACACGAAAAGAAAAATCTCAAGTTCCTATATTAAGAGAACTTTGGGTTACATTGGCAGAACTCTCATTAACTACACTCAATATACCTATTGCACTTGCTACAAGAAGAACAATCAAAGGTATGGATGTAGAAAAAAAATTAGGACTTACACGAGAAGAAGCAGGTGCTATGAGAGGATTGCTTGTAAATATTGGTATGAGAATAAATCTTATTCTTATGAGCAATTTACTTTACAAATTTGCTGACTGTGAAGAAGATACTTGGAGATGTAAGAAGCAAATTATGGCAAGAAATTTTGTTATTAATAATGCTGGAATGTTACTGGATGATTTAGGAGTAATTGCTAATCCTATGTCGCTTCTTCAAACAATGAGTACCGATGGAACTTTTCTTAGATTCGTACTCAAACTTGGTGATTGGATTGGTGCTGCAGAAAAACTAGACAGATTTGAAGATATTATAACTACCGGAGAATTTCAAGGTGGTTCTAAAACACAAGGTAAACTTGGAAAAACTTTTATGCCTTCTATTTTCAAATACATTGGAGTTAATGTAAATGCTGATTGGGGCGATATGGGTCAAGGAGAAATGCCTCTTCCATTAACTACTCCGGTCTCTATGGATAGAATATTCGATAAGAGATTCTTGTTTATTGAACGCTCTACTGATTATAACAAGTATGACAGATATGAAACAATTCGTGAAGTTAAAAGAGATGAAGAAGAAGCTAGACTTAACAAGCTAAACAAAAAAAGACCTGCTAATGCTAAGTGGAGTGATAATGAGATAGATGCAAAGGCAGGAAAAGCATTTCCAACACTTACATCACGTAAAAACAGACTAAATACTGAATACGGTAAAGGAACATCATTAGCTGAAAGTAGATATGAACAAGAAGTTGATGAATTCTTAGAAGAGCACGATAACTAAAAAAAAAAGGAGAACATTATTGCTCTCCTTTTTTATCACTTTTATCCATCGCTATAAGTAGTTCAATTTTTCTTGTATTGACGCATTTACGACAATAGGGATACGATGGTATGTCAGGGTCAAATACAGGAAAGAATACTACAGCAGATTTACCACAGTCAGAACATTTCTCATCTTTTGCTTGTCTGAGTTTCTTCGTAAGTTTCATGGAAGATATTCTAATACCTTAATTACCTTGATAAAATGGTCAATATCCATCATTTCAGTATCTACTGTGTATATGCCATCCTCAACTTTTTTAATGATAAGTTCACCAAATCCGATACTATTGTCACTCCAAGCAATTACCATTATATCTTGTTCTTTTTGATGTCCAATTTTAGCTATCATAATTATTCTCCTCTTAATTTATCTAGTATTCTATCACACAAATTGTAGGCATAAGCTTCATCTTTTGTAGGTTCTATATCTACTTGTTGAATAAATGTATCTCTAAGCCATATAATATCAGTAATCATATCTTCTGTATGAGAATCTTCAATTGTTTCGCATTCATCAAACCAACTAGGTTGTGGAAATGCATCAGTGAATATTATCTCTTCTTCTAATGTATACTCAATCTTAAAAGCATCATTCCAATACATCAATAAATTTTCATCTGCAGGTAAATATGCAACCATAATAGCTTTATCAATTTTGTCAGAACCTTCTCCACTAAGGCCAACACATGCCCAAGGGAATCTTGGATTGAATATTAATGGTCTGGAGTCTTTAGTCAAGTGTGTGTAGAAGCTGTATCTTTTCCAAATCATTGTTCTTATCTTTAATCGTTTGTAAATAGTGACCTACTTGACGTACACTAAGATATACATTTCTGTATTTGATTACTTTATCATTTTTTCCTATAGCACGATAGTATTCAGCCATCAAATCAGTATACTCGCCTATTGTAATATTCAAATGGCGAATATCCATAATATTTTTTCTGGCTTTGATGTCAGTTTTCCATTTATGTATAACTTCTTTGAAGACATTCGGATTATCCAAACTAAGTTGTACCAATACTTCAAATTCATGCATACATTTTGGACAGGCTGAAAAATCCCCTACTATTAAATAAGGGATTTTTTCAATTTCTGTATCACATCGACAGCATTCCATTATGCATCAGCAATTGGTGGAACAAAAAGTCTGTCTTGTTCATTCTTTTCTTCAACTTTTTTTGTAATTTCACTACTTATTTTTTTAGCAGTTTCAGCAACATCAGCATTGAACTGATATTCCATACAAGCCTGCTTTGTAGAAAGAAAAAAGTTTGGTATACTGTCGAAAGCTTGTTTCATCATCTCATTAAGTACGACAGGATGACCTCCGCCTGTAATGAGTGATTGCTTACCATCATTTAACAATATAACAGCAGCCGGAATATAGTCGCTGTCTTCTACGAGCTTTTTCAAATCTTCAATTGTCTTTAACAACTGTTCCTTCTGCTCTTTCGCAACTTTCTTTTGTGCGTCTTCTGTTTTTTTGTTCATCAGAATTTTGTATTAAATTGTAGTTAAATATTTCTTCTTTCATCATTATGGGAAAATCCGCTTCATTATCAAGTTCTTCCCACAATTTATACGAATAGTTAGAATCGAATTCCTCATTCATTACATCAACAAAGTTTATTATTGCGATTTCATTCTTCAATAAGACATTTCTTTTTTCATCACCTTTCTTGAAAAATATATTCAATTCAAGTTCTGAATACATCTTACTGAATTCTGAATTTAAAAAATGTTCATAAGCATTTATGTAGTTTTTAGGTGTTTCTATCACAATCATGTGCTTATTACCGTCAATAATATCATCGTAACTATAGTCAAATATAAAAAAGTCCTGTTCTCTGAACCATTCCATAACGTTCAAAAAACGAGTTCTCCTCATATTTATATCAATTAACATAAAAAGAGGATTATTCAATTCTACATTATCAGGTAATACTGCATCACCTATACCTACTCCCAATTTGAATACAGAAGCAACACGTTTAATAATGCTTATTCCATAATCAGATATTATCGGAAGTAGATATTGATTCGTCTTATTTATATAAAATTGTCCATCCTGTATTTCCATAACTAGGAGACTTTGTTCCATTCAAGATATAAATATCCACTATGTTCTTTTACAAGTTTATCTTGTTCAAATCCATTTTCAAGATACCACTTATAAAGTTTAATGCCTTCCATGAAACCATGAATAGGTTTATGATATATTTCTTGAAAATATTCATCAGTATCTTTATCATCATAAAGTCTACTGTATCCTTCAGCTCTTCCATATCTTCCTATACTTATAAAATCACCAGAAGTTTCAAACAATAATGGATTTCCTTGTTGGATAGTACTTTCTACTACAAAGATAAAAGGATTAATTGTATATCCTTCAAAATGTACTGTTAAAGCTTCAGTATAAAATGCAGCCTGAATATCATATCTCATTCTGCGTGCCTGAATATCAAAGTTTATAGTGTAATCTCCCATAGTTTTTAAGTCGTAGGGAATGACTATTTTTTCCGTATGATTGACAATAACAATGTCTAACAATGCCTTACATAATATTTCTCCAATGAAGAAATATACTGGAAATTGATAAAGAATATCAATATCTTTATTTATAGACTCTTTGAACAAAAACTTTGTTCTTATATTTGTGGAAAGTGATTCCACTATTTCGTTTATTGTATGCATTTCATCGGGTGATACCAATTGTTTACCATAATTCATACAAAGTGAGTCAAAATAATCTTGACCATTTTTAATTACATTAGCTATCATTGTTTTACTAACCCATGCAGATTGGAATCCTTCGGCAGCAGCACTGTCAAGGATAATCTGGCTTTCAACACTCATTCCGAGTGTAGAGTGTCTGATTTGCTCAGTATCTTTCTCTATAATATACGTATCGAAAATACGATGAATTACAGACATGAGCTTTGGGCCGGGTTTGTCAACGGTAAGTACCGCAAATTGTTCATCAAATTCTTTTCTTGTTTGAGTCAATAAAATATCAACTCCGTTTCCTATAATAAAATGTCCTTTTTCTTCATAATATAAATCCTTTTCATCCTTTTCTTTATTGAAGACATCCATCCCTTTCAGGATAAGCTTGATTTTACTCTGTGACAAATGTTGTGTGTCTTCGAAATAATCATCTATCAAAGCTTGTGGTGTTCTCTTAATCATAGGATTAGTGTTTTTAAATATAGAAATTCTGTTCAGGTAATTCTGAAAGAACATGACAGCCAATACTAAATCGCTCTTCATTCAATTCCTCCAGTGTACGATAGTTGCTAATAATAATCATTGTAGAATAAAATCCACATTCAAGGCAATCTACAGTACCATCTGTTGATTCTTGGCAAGATTGTCCACAATTGGGACAAGTGCCAGTTGTAATTCTACTCATCTTTCTTTATTAAACGTTTAAAGTCTTCCCAAGGTATGATAACTACTTCATCATACTTGGTGCGTTTTATACCATGCCCTGTGGCTTTCTTTAAGATAACCATGTTAGGCTTAGAGTGTACTTCATTTTCTTCAGGAAATAGTTCAATAATTCTATTATTCATTTCCTTCAAAACGAGTATTGGATTTAATCCTCTTTGTTTTCCTGCTTTCACTTGGACATTAAAAGGAATAAATACAAGGTCGATTCCTGCATCATCATGCAAACGAGATGCTTGTCTTGAGGTCTTACAAAAACTATAACCTAGGTCACGAAATTCAGATGCATAATAGCGTTCTGTTGAGTGACCTAGATTACGGTTGGTTTTACCATAAGACTTTTTCTGTTTATTCGTTGTCTGGTCTGGCATAAGGTAAAATTTGTGATTCGTCATCTACGAAACCATAAGTGGCTGCGTTTTCTTCTACTGATACAAAAGTACTATCAGCTTCATGAGCTTCCGCATCAGCTTCATTAGATACTATTATAGGAATAGGTCTGTCTTGTCCTATTTGTTCTTCAACTCCTTGATGTGCATGTATTCCAGCACTATCTACTCTCATATTAAAGCTTCTCTCATTATTACTCCAAAAACCGTCACCTGTTCTTGCTCTTGCTTCATACTCACTTACAGTAGGAACATCAGGTCTTAATCCTTGTTCTTCTACAATTCTGCGAGCATATTCTTCATCATTTTCTACATGAGCAATAGGTTCAAGATTATTAGGTACTTCAAGGTTATCAATAGTGAATGGTGTAGAAGATGATGGTATATCTTCACTAACAGTTTCTCCTTGAGGAACAGTATCATCAACAACATTAATATTAACACCTCTTCTTCTACTTGAATGTACTGCACCTTCTCTTCTTGCTAACTCAGTACGTACTTGTCTAACAAGAAAATCTCTTCTATTTGCATAAGTAGTACGAAGTTCTTGAAGTCGATTTTGTTGAAATGCAGTTAAACTATTCTCAATAGGTAAATATTGAGCAATAGCACGTTCTAAAGCCATCAATTCTGTATCTTCAGCAAACGGCTGTGATGATGTTGATACCTGTCCAAAAGGAAGTTCTTCCATTATCTCCTGTGGAACTTCAGCTTCTACAACTTCTTCTATAAGGGTATTATCTGTAATATACTTAACAATTTTCTTCATAAACTGCTTATTCTCCCTAATAGAATCACACGTTGTATTTCGACAGTTTCACCATTATTGGCACAAGCGGATAAAATATACTTATTGATATAATAGTGAAGTCTGGTATAATTAGGGCCACTAGGATGATATACTTGTGAATTAATCACCATCTTTTGAGCACCAGCAGTTACATTGTCTGAAGAATTTATTCTCATAACAACTAATCTCATTATAAGAATAATCATTTGACCACCGTTCATTGTGTATACAAGACCCTTGGACACATATATACTAAAATTTTCAAAACTAAATTTTTTCAATTCTCCACCAATATCAAATGTTTCCATTAAAGAATTTGAATTTCTTTCTACAAGTATACTTGTAGGTGGAAGACTGACAAGATAGTATATACCTCTTCTTATTTGTCTGAGATAACTCATCACAGCAAATAATGGTACATATGCTCCTTGCACTGCAAAGCAGAGCCTATAAGGTTCACCTTGCAATGCGGGAGCGTAATTATGTCTATAATTAAAATTCATCATTTCTTAAGTTTAAAGGTATGAAATATACGTATTGGAAAGGAACATCTCTTAATACCGATTTCTGTACAATATTAGTAATATGATTAGTGAAAAAACCTGTCATGTGACCTGCAATCATTGCTGCACTATGAGAAGTTTGTTTCATAGTACAAGCAGCATCTGCTACTTCTTCATCACTAAATAGATGTTTCTCTCTATACACTTTTGTATGAGAAGGAGTTACACAAAATATTTGTAACTGCTCCATTGTTAGTCTACCATCAATAAATAAAGCATTTACATGTTCATGTTTTCTATTATATTCAAACCAATTCTCAAACATATCTTTACGGGCTTGCATATTATCAAAAGCAGAAAACATGAACTCATGAGCCATAGAATCTCTTAAATACTTTTCGTGATAGGTATTTATTATACCAGTTCCACCAAAGTTTACAACAAGACCGGCTATTGAGTCTACTTTACTGATTCCAACACATTCTTTATTCACAAATTGACCACCCATATTATGCTCTTCGAATAAATCATCATCGTAGAGATAAATTTCATAACCAATGCGTGAAAGGAATAGTGTTAGCCAGCTTCCGATGCCTCCCGCACCGCCAATGATGACACTCTTTGGAGTTACCCAAGGAGCGTCTTTAAATCTATCATTGATTGCCATTGTTTATTCCTCCTTTACATCAGTTAATTTTAATTTCATTTTTGAAAGTTCAGCAATAAATGGGTCAAGAGCATCAAGAATATCTCCTACATACTCATATAAGTCAATATTTTCAAGTAATGAATTATAAACTTGCGAATATACTTCTACCATATCTATTTCAGTATTAGGAAAATACTTTTCATAGAGACTAGCAGAACTGGTTATAAGCAAAGTAATGTACCTTGACTTGTTAAGCTTAGTCATCTTATCTCTAATATTCTCCAGAGCATCAATGGTAAAATCAAACTCAGACTCCATGTTCCCAAATTGTAACCAATAAGCAGGAAAATCGTCCATCCAAAAACCTCCATCGACAGTTTCAACGTCTTTCTTTGATTGTCTGATAGCGTCCCTTTCTGCGTCTTCCTGCTTTTGCTTTTTTGACGGTCTTCCTCTTCCTCGCTTTGGTTTGTCTTTTTTATCTTTAGCGGGAATATTTGATGTAAAATTACCTGCAGTATATACTTTATTTGTAGAGGGCTGAAATTGTTTGTTAGTCTCTCTGTCAACTACAACTTTAAGTCTGTTGATAAAATTGTCTTCCATAACTATCTCTTCTGTATAGATTTGACAATCATAAATAAACATTATATCTTCTTCTTTTGCTGTAATTTCCAGTTTATAAGGTTTTCCTTCTCCGGTTTTACATTCGTAAGGCATAACACCATCTTCAAGTTTACCTAAAAATGCTATTTTTCCATCTATATCTAATGCATTATTTACAATAACACTAAGATAATAATTGTGAAATTTAACATTGTCTTCAAGTTCTTCAGTATCTGTAATACTGAAATAAGTGCCCATAGAATTATGACTATGGATGTGACCAATTTTCCATTCAAGGCTTTCTGGATTTTCAATACGAAAATCAATTAGTTCTTCATCATAATCATATTCTGTACTACCGCCTGTACCTTTATCCATCAGGAAGATATATTCCAAAGTAATTTGAAACTTACTTGGTAAATCAATATCATCGGTTACACTATAGAATAATACTCCTGACCATTCAACGGAACTTATCCGAGAGGTAAGAAATTTAATCTGTTTCAATACCTTTGAAGAAATATTCATTGGTATTGTTCTTTTAAGAGGCTGATTTCGATAATCAGGTCTTGCTGTTTTACTTTTCATAAATCCTATATTATTTTTGTTATTATAATATTTGCTTGCGTTATTGTAATATCCGCTATATTCATCATATTCATCATACATGTTATTAAATTTTAGTGTAAATCAGGTTCATGCATTAACAAGTTTATCATAAGTTTTTGTTCCAAATATCTTTTAATGTGTCCTACTAGATTACTATCAACGGAAATACTACCTTCAATAGGTTCTCTTTCTCTATTTGTAATTTGAATAGTTTTAAGTGAAATTCCTCTCCAGACAATATGAGTAGAAATATTTCTTCTATTTCTATTTTCAATGTCAACACAATATGTATTTCCATTGGAAGCTTCAAGCATTAAATATTCACTAGGAACTATATCCTTTAATGCATCTATAAGAGCATCATTTATATAAATTATATATTTATCACCAGAACGTGTAATCATAATATCTTCTTGCATGATATGGTTATCAACCTCTTTAAATATAGGTTCCAATATTACAGAGTTAAGGGGTTTATTTTCATAAAAGTCACCTTTTTCATATACATCTTCCATGCAAATATGAGGGCCACCTTCAAGAGATTCCCAACGTACATAATCATCAAGTTGAAGCATTGCCATCCTAAATAATTCATAACTCCAAGTAGAATTTAACATCATTATAGTTTGAGCTATTCCATCCTCACCAAGACAAAAGCCGTTAAAAGATTGTACACTACTTACAGCAATAGCAGGTAAATGACTATGCATATATCCATTATCATACTCAGCAGGACTTACTTTACCTCT